GCAGGGATATCCAGTACTGTGCCCACTGCCGGAGGTGTTGCCGCTTTCCCCTCTGCATCCACCATATCCTGGTAGAAGTAGCGGAATGTCGGGATATTATCCGTGGTGGTGCCTAACCCGGCAGGCAATACCTTCACCTTCTTCTCCCAATGCACGATGGCAATGGTGTACTGTGGTGTTTGGCTGGTTTTCGCGTCAGCTTGCGCTCTTGGAGTTGTTACTTTAACAACCTCAAAAGGGATGGTAGTTCCGTTCATAAGTATGAATGTCCAGTATTCGAGGGGGGGTTTCATGTTACACTCTGGTCCCTCCCCCCACTGCCCTGTACCACACCCCTGTCCAGTACCATACACCACACCCACACCACACCAGGCACAGCACCGTACCCAGTACACATCCCTACCCTAACCAGCTTCCTTCCTCCTCCCTCCCCTACACCATCCTATGATATAGTTTTCCCCCAGGAAATTCGAAGATACTTTACATACCCGGGGGGAGTTTGTACTTTTCAAAATTAGGGGCCACTGATCTAAGGACACTCACTCTTTCGTAAACCCTTTCATAAACCTCACAAGCCCCCAAAATTTTTCCCCAAATTTTTTGTGGAAAATTTTAAGATAGGAATGAACCTACCTATTCATTTTAATCTTAATTTTGTTTCAGATTCAGATACAAATGATAAAAGGTATTTTACTTAGGTATTATAAAGCAGGGGGGGATGGTGGCGTTAACGGGGTAGTTCTGTCCTGTTGGTTAGGTGGTGAGAATAAAGTGGGGGATCTATGATATTAAGGAAGCAGTTAAGGTTAAAGCGGCAGGGGTACTATGAGGTGCACTTGCAGCTGGTAAACGCGTTGTTGCCGGTAAAGCTGACACCCAAGGAGGTGGAGGTATTGGCGGCATTCATGTCTTTGGATGGGGATATAGGGAGAGACAGGTTTGGTACTACGGCGAGGAAGATGATCAAGGAGAAGCTGGGGTTGAGTGATGGTGGGTTGGGGAATTATTTGAAGGCGTTGAAGGAGAAGGGATTTGTGAAGGATGGGGAGGTGAATAAGTTGTTGGGTGCAGATGAGAAGGAGCAGGTATATATTTTCAAACTGGTAAATTTAGAACCATGATACAGGATCAAATGATCAAAAATTACCTTAAGGTAAGGGCCAAGCTGAAAGAGTCCTGTAACCGGGGTTTGAATACCTGGGACTTTAAGATGAACGGGGAGAGCAAAAGTGTTTTATCACAGTGGATAGAGTTTTATGTAGAAAGGCTGGAGGACTTGCCAAAGTATATTGATACGAACTATATTGGAGAGTATACGATAAGCTGGCGGGATATAGAGGAGGATCAAAATTCTTTTTCAAGGAGTCCATATCATCCAGGGAGGGTACAGTCATGACAGATAAGCCTGGAACAGACTCTCAGTTTTTTAAATTACACTTTGACAAAGATTATGGTCAGCTGGACTGTATTCTGTCCCAGAAAGTGAAGGTGATCTCAGAACCAAAGAGGGGGGTGGAAGCTGATTTTCCAGTATCTGAGTTTTGGCCTGTACAAAGCTCCTTGGGATTATAAGGTAGAATTGATAAAAGATAAGATATGACAGAGCAGCAGTATTTTACACCGGAGCCTGAGGACTTCAGGATAGGTTTTGAGTTTGAAGCTCAGGATGAGGATAAAAAAGACTGGACAAAAACCAGGATTAAATTTCAATCTGAGCTTTACAACTGGTTAGCTTTTAGTGATATACTGAAGTTCCGGGTTCCATATCTCACCCGGGAGCAGATAGAAGCTGAGGGTTGGATTTTTGATGCACAGGTAACAAAAGCCAGTTCCAGATTTTATAAAGGTCTGCATGGAATATTCTTTAATCAAGAAACTTACAGGCTTCGTGTATGGGGAAAATGTACAGAACCTCAGATACAGATCTTTGATGGTACTTGCAGGTGCATAAATGATTTCAGATTAATTTCAAAGCTACTAAATTTGAATGTATGACAGAGTTTGATTTCACCCGCGATGATGTAGGCTTTATGAGGAGGTCTATGACGGATCCTTTTTTGATAAGGAGGGATATCCCGATCTGGAAGAAGGCTTTTGATTACTACAATGGGGTGATGCTGGAAAAAGATCCGGAGGTAAAGCCCCTCTCATTAAAGTGCCGGCCTTGTTATGGGAAGGTATTACAGTTTATAGCAGAGCAAGAGAGACAGCAGTATTTATTAACCATTAAAAACAAAGAAGATGATAGAGATCAGGAAGTCGGAGGATGATCAGTTCTATGCTGTGCATCTTGGGGACAATGGGGAGCCTTTGGCTACTTCGGAGACGGTAGTAAAAAAGCAGAGTATCTGGAAGAACATTCTGGCCCAGGCTAAGGGGTTTGGGAAGCATTCTTGTTTTACGGTGAGGGATGTTACCGGTAAGAGGATCCAGTTGTGGCTGGTAAAAAGTAAAAAGGCAGAGTGGGTAAGGACTTTGCTTCCTGCAAAAACTAAAATCACCAAATTATGATAGAAGTACACAAGACACCGCCGGTGGAGCTGATACAGAGGTATCTGTTCATTAACCTGTTCTACCACACTACCCCGGATGAGATCAAGAGGGTATTGGCTGAGAACAAGTTGTTTGGGAAATCGGATATGTTTTTGAGCTGGGAGACGGAGGATGGCAAGGAGACGGGGTTGGATTTTGAGTGGTTGTTGTTTGAGGCTCCGTTTGTACAGTTGAAGAACATTGCCAGTGCTATTCTGCATGACAAGGAGGCTATGAACTCGGAGTTGAAGGTGGCCCTGGATCTGACAAGGGAAAAAGAAAAGGAAAAAGAAGGAGAGTCTTTATGATGGACAGTGAGGATCTGATCCGTGAGTATTGGGACAGCATAAAGGAGAAGTATCCTGAGCTAAGTTATGAGGAGGTGAAAGAGATATGCCACAGTCCTTTTGTTTTTCTGAAGGATATGATGCAGAGGGAGGATCTCCCGGAGGTGAGGATGAAGTATTTAGGGGTTTTCCGCGTATATTTGAACCGGGCAAAGTATATTTTGGATCAGTTGGAGCAGAGGAAGACCAGTGGTTCAGTAGGACAGAGGATGAGTGATCAGAGAAGGGAGAGGTTCAGGGTTTCGGTAGAGAAATTTATAATTAAAACTGAAAACGATGAAAAGGGAGGTGACACCGGCCAACATCCTGGCCTACCTGCAGGGGAACCTGAGGTATAGGATCTACTACAGTCAGTGGTTTGGCTTTCTGATGAGAAGGCATATACGCCGGCAGATCAGGTTTCGGATAAATTTTATGGATAAGGACTGTTATGATGATGGGAGTTGTCGTATATGTGGGTGCAGTACTACGGCACTGCAGATGGCAAACAAGCCTTGTGATGGGGAGTGTTATCCGGAGATGATGGATAAGGAGAGGTGGACAAAGTTCAGTCATGGTTATAAGACCAGGGATGAGCAGGGGTGGTGGGAGTGGATAAATCCAGCTACGGTGAAGCTGTTGAAGGAGAACGGGACAGTAAAAATGTTGAATTATGTGGCAAGAGACATCTAAGAACATAGGAAAGGTAAAGCAGAATTCCAAAGCGGATATACTTTTTAAGTACCTGGGAGAGAAGAGGGTGGCCAGGGACCCGGTGCACCGTGGGTGGAGGATAACCACGAGTTGTGGCTGCAGTTCTGCGAAGTGGGATCCACAGAAAGGGGAGTTGACGGTGAGTTATGGCTCCGGGGAGATACCCAAGCATCTGACGATGAAGGGGCAGACCAGTTATACTACGATCAAATATATCACGGTGAACTGGGAGGATGGCACTTCAGACAAGCTGAGCTTTACAGTGGAGGTTACAAAATAAAGGTTATATTTAAATCGTAAAATACATAAGTCATGGCACTGATAACAACTGAAGAATTGATAAAGAGGTATGGCAAGCCCACACAGACAGGGTCTCCCTATCTTGTTTCCCTGAAGCTTCCTTATCCGATGAGGCTGGCCTGGGATACAAACACGAAGGTGAACAGCATCCGGTGTCACAAGCTGGTAGCAGACAGCCTGGGTAAGGTATTCGCGGAAATACTGGTAACCTATGGCCTTCCCAAGATACAGGAACTGGGTATTGATCTGTTTGGTGGTTGTTTCAATTACCGGCAAATGAGGGGTGGCAGTGACTGGAGCCGGCATGCGTGGGGGGTAGCAGTTGACCTGGATCCGGAGAGGAACCAGCTGAAGGAGACCTCGGCTACGGCCAGGTTTGCGAGGCCGGAGTATAAAGCGATGATCGATATTTTTTACAAGTATGGTTTTATTTCCCTGGGCCGGGAGAAGAACTATGACTGGATGCACTTTCAGGTAAAATAGTAAACTATGTGGTGGATGCTGATGTGGTGTTTCATACTGTTCTTTCTTATTTTCCTGATCACGGTGAACAAGAATAAGGAGACGGATTACGATAAAGACTGAATATGGTAGAGTTATTCGAAGTGAGAGAGGAAGGAGTTGTGCCAACCAAAGAGGCACTGCTCATTTCTCCGTTTAAGGAGATATGGGAGAGAGACCCTTCTCCAAGGCATGATGTGGCTATGCAGGAGTTTGCCTACATAGAGTTCATGGTATCCCCCCGTAAGAGTAATCCCTTCCGGGACTATCCCATAGCAGTAAAATCTGACAAGATCATTCCCAGAGTGTTCCGGAATCAGCTGGACTGGTCCCCGGATGGATTAGTGGTCAGGGGGATAGAGGTGTATAATGAGTTCATGCATGAGGCTTCCGTGTCTATGGAATTCCTGGATGCAGCCCTGGGGGCTGCGGATACGGTGATAGAGTTCCTGAAGAACTTTGACCTGAATGAGAGGACAAGGTCAGGGATGCCGGTATATAAACCCAAGGATATAACCAGTGCACTCTCGGATGCAAGGGATGTGATCAAGACCCTGGAAGGGCTGAAAGCGGATGTGAACCAGGAATTATATGACAAGGCTAAAACGAAGAAGGATAGGGAGATTAATGAATTTGAAAGATAGGTATGCAGGTAGGAGCAGTAAGAAACCCGGATGGATACTTCATCAACACTGAATGCTTCCGTGAAGAAGCTAAGCACTTTATAAAGAATAAGAGGTACTGTGATGATCCCAGGGGGTCTCCGGCCTGGAGGGAATACTGGCAGGAGCAGTTGAAGAGGTGCACGGAAGGGTACTCTTCAGGAGGTGCCAGGATCACCGGCCATCATTATAACTACCTGAACTTTGCCCCTATACAGGTGGCTGAGGAGCTGTCGGAGAAGGTGGCCAGGAAGATACAGACCCTGCCTGACTTCTGGGATGGGGACTACAACTACTTCTGGGCGTTGGATATTGCCAGGTATGGGATCCTGGATACAGGCATTGTTTCTGATACGGAAAAGCTGAGGATAACCACTCTTCCCACAGAAGAGAAGGCCAGGGAGATGAAGAGATACTTTGAATCCCTTGGTTTGGAGATCAGGGTGGAGGCTGATCACCTGACAGGTGGCTTCCATGTGATAGTAGGAAAATCAAGACGGAAAGGTTACTCTTATAAGAATGGCGCCATCTGTGCCAATACCTATAATACGCGGAGAAATTCCCTGACCATCATCGGGGCCTTTGACAAGAAGTACCTGTATCCTAAGGGTACTATGGGTATGGCTTCTGACTACCTGAATTTCTACAATCAGTATACCGGGTGGGGAAAATCCCGGGAGTATGTAGATCAGATATCGCATAAGAAGGCATCTTTCAAGGAGGACTCTATTGAAAAGGGGTATCAGTCTGAGATCATGGCCATCACCTTTAAGGATAATCCGGATGCTGCCCGGGGTAAGGATGCCACTTATGTACTGCTGGAGGAAGCCGGTAAGTTTCCCAACCTGGAGGCCAGCTACAATGCTACGGAGCCTGGCCTGACTGCCGGTAAGTACATGACAGGACAGATCATCATCTTCGGCACCGGTGGGGATATGGAGGATGGCACTGTGGACTTTGCCAATATGTTCTACAATCCCCTGTCCTTTAACCTGTTTCCGGTCACTAATATCTGGGATGAGAACGCGGAGAACACCAAATGTGGTTTTTTCCATCCGGTATACATGAACATGGAAGGCTTCTATGACAGCAACGGGAATTCGGATAAGGAAGGGGCTGCAGCTTATGAGCAGAGTGTAAGAGACAAGATCATCAAAAGCTCTCCCAACTCTTCTGTGGCCATACAAAGAAGGGTGCAGGAGTATTGTAACAAGCCATCAGAGGCTTTCCTCACCGTGAACTTCAACAACCTTCCCATAGTGGAGCTTCGAAACAGGCTCAACATGATAGTGAGGGAGAACATACATCTGATCAAAGGACAGCCATGCTGGCTACTGAAAGGGGAAGACGGCATAGTGAGGGCTAAGCCGGATTTGAAAGGGGAGCTGACACCTATCTGGTTTCACCGGCCTAAGACCCAGGACACCACCGGTGCTGTGGTTGTATATGAGAACCCGGTGGAGAATGCACCAAGGGGGCTTTACAAGATAGGCTATGACCCTTACCGGCAGGACCTGGGAACTTCCCTGGCCAGCATCATTGTGTATAAAGGGTTTCATAAATACTCCCATTCCCGCAACAAGATCGTGGCAGAGTACATAGGGAGGCCGGGAGATCCTGATGATGTGAACAGGATAGCCGAGCAGTTAGCGGAGATGTACAATACCCAGGTGATGTATGAGAATGAGGTGACGCATGTGAAAACTTATTTTCAGAGGAGAAAGAAACTGCACCTGCTGGCAGAACAGCCGGACAGAGTGATCAGCAAGAACATTAAGGAGAGTAAGGTGGCCCGGGTATATGGTTGTCACATGACAGACCAGCTCAAAGATGCCGGAGAGAAATACATCAAAACCTGGCTGTTAACGGAGACGGATGTGGATGAGAATGGGGATACCCACACCATTATCGATACTTTAGAATCTCCGGGGTTAATAGAAGACTTGATTTTGTTTAATAGAAAAGGTAACTTTGACAGGACTATGTCTCTGATGATGGTCATGTTTCAGATAGAAGAGGAAGAACTGGGCAAGCAATATGGATCCAGGGAAGACTCCGGGAAGCTGAAAGAGAGTATCTTATTGTTAGAGCAGCAGCAGTTCAGAAAAAACACCAGTTTCAGATGATGATATTTCCTAATTTCTCAAACACTAAAACATGAACACTCTCATTTCCCTGGAGAAGACCAAACGTCTTACACAGCATCAGAAAGAACAAAATGATTTCGAATGGTACAAGTATCATTTGGATATGCTCGATGCCCGGGGCCTGAACTCCGGAAATGCTTTTAGTTTTGAGAACCCTGTAGATGATGAGTATGCCAATATGAAGGTCAACTATGACCTGGTGAACAACATCATCAACCTCCGCGACTTTGAATATGTGTGTAAGCCTTATGGTGCAAAAAGCGGGGAACTGCCGGCACAGCTCACCAACAGGGATATAATTTCCGGGAAGATAAAGGTGCTCTTAGGCATGGAAGCCAAGAGACCCTTTGGATGGAAAGTAGTAGCCGTGAATGAGGAAGCTACTACCCGAAAGGAGCAGGAGAAATTTGGAAGGATCAAGCAGTTTACCCTGGACCAGATCATGATGCCTATCCGGCAAAGGATAGAGCAGCAGGCCATGGAGCAGACCAAAGGCAGACAACTGACAGAGCAGGAACAGCAGCAACTGCAACAGCAAATAGAACAGCAGGTGTCTTCACAGACCCCGGAGGAAGTGATGAACTATATGAAAAGGGATCACCAGGATCCGGCAGAGGCACTGGCACACCAGCTATTGGAATACCTGGTCCAGAAGGAGAATATCCGCAACAAGTTCAACAAAGGGTGGAAGCACTACCTTGTAGGAGGAAAGGAGATATACTGGTGTGGTATTATCCGGGATGAGCCCGTATTGAAAGTGATCAACCCACTGAGGTTTGCACATGACAAGGCCCCGGACCTGGATTACATTGAAGATGGCATGTGGGCTATGGCAGAGTACAGGCTGACACCGGCAGATGTGACCAGGATATTTGATCTGACAGATACGGAAGTGGAAGACCTGATGGGGGACTATCCTTTTGGTGGTGATCCACAAAGAATGCAGAGCTTTACTTTTACGGACAACTCCGAAGATGAAGGATACACTATCCGGGTGATACATGGGGAGTGGATCTCTGAAAGGAAGATAGGCTGGCTGAGTTACATGGATCCCGAAACAGGAAAGCCGGAAACTATGCCGGTACCGGAACAGTATAAGCTGAACAAGGAACATGGGGATATATCGATTGAGTGGACCTGGATCCCGGAGAAGCATGAAGGATATAAGATAGGGAGGGACCTGTATAAAGAGATGAGGCCGGTTCCCTGGCAGCATACAGATCCATCCAAGCTTTATGATACCAAGCTTTCCTATATGGGGGCCTGCTGTGACAATATCAATTCCCGGACCACCTCTCCTGTGGACAGGATGAAAGCCTATCAGTATTTCTACAACATCCTGATGTACCGCATAGAGTTGCTCATAGCCTCAGATAAAGGAAGGCACCTGGCTGTGAATTTGAACATGATACCTACCAGTGCCGGCATAGATGTCAACAAGTTCATGTACTTTATGGAAGCTAACAAGCTGATCTTCCTGAACCCGAATGAGGAAGGTAACAGGTCAGGATCAGACATTTCCACGGCCACCAAAGAGATAGACATGTCCCTGGCTTCCGATATAGCAAACTACATCAAGCTCGCGGAGTATATACAGATGCAGTGTGGCAATTCTGTAGGCATCACCCAGCAGATGGAAGGGCAGATAGGCCCTAATGATGCCGTGAACAACACCCGGCAGTCACTGATGCAGTCTTCCCACATCCTGGAGCCTTACTTCGAACAGCATAACATAGTAAAAAGAAATGTGCTCACCCAGTTGCTGGAAGTAGCTAAAGTGGCCTATTCGAAGAACAAGACCAAAGCACTCTCTTATGTGCTCGATGATCTGAGCATGCAGATGCTAAACCTGGATTCGGAGTTGCTTTCAAATTCTACCTATGGATTATTCGTAAGTGATTCCACCCGGGCATTTGAAACCAAGCAGATGATAGAGCAGCTGGCACAGGCTGCCATGCAGAACCAGGCTATTGACCTTTCTGCTGTCATCAAGGTACTCCGGTCAGAGAATGTACAGCAGGCTGAGGAGATGCTGGAAGTGGCTGAAGACAAAAAAGCCCAACAGAACCAGCAGGCTGAAGCACAAAGACAGCAAGCACAAAAAGAAATGCAGGCAGAGATGATAGCCCACGAGAAAGAGAAGTGGAACCACGAGAAGGATATGATTATCACAAAAGAAGCAGAGAGAAGGGAGACCGAGCTTCAGAAGCAGGCTATGCTGTCTGTAGGGTTTAATGAGAATAAGGATGCCGATGATGATGGCCAGCTGGATGTGATAGAGATCTACAAGGAAGGAGAGAAGGCTAAACTGGATGTCCGGAAGCAGGCTTTGGAGGAACAAAAGTTTCAACACCAGCAGAAAGTTGACCAGGAACAGCTTAAATTGAAGGAAAAAGAGATCAAAGTAAAGGGCAAAAGTAAGAAATAGCTATTAGCTCCAAAGTTAGAGATTAAAGAAAAAACCTTGAAGATTATTAATTTTAAAACTTAAATTTGTTTAAGCATGAGTAACAGTGATGCGAAGCCGGAAACACTATCTTTAGCGGATGGGTTCTGGGAAGAAGATCAGGATTTCTTCGGTATCGGAGAAACCAAACAAAAAGAAGAAAGCCCGGAAGGCATTCTGGAGGAGATAAAAAGAGAAGATCTCCCAGCTGTTGAAAAAACAGAGAAGCCAGAAAAACCGGAGAAGAAAAAATCGGAAGAGAAAAAGCCGGAGGAAAAGGAAGAGGAAGAAGAAGAGGAAGAAGAGGAAGAAGAAGAGGACTTCTTCGATCAGAAAGGAGAAACAGACCAGAAACCCGCTGATAAACCGCAGGGTCCTGATCTGGGAACAGAGACAAAACCAGAGTTCTTTAAAAGTTTAGCCTTAGATCTGAAAGATCGTGGTGTGTTCTCCAATGTGGAGATACCGGAGGAGGTGGAAGCAGAGACTCTTGTAGAGCTGTATGAGAAGGAAATGGAAAGCCGTATTGACGAGACTTTCCAGGGATTCTTCGAAGAGCTTCCCGATGACGGAGTAGCCTTCCTTAAATTCCTTAAAGCAGGAGGAGACTCCCGGGTATTCTTCCAGGCATGGGGATCTTCCCGGGAATTGCCAACAGCAGACCTGGAATCTGAAGAGGGCCAGAAAGCTGTACTGGAACACTACTACCGCAACATTGAAGGACTGGATGCAGAAGATACAGAGTCTCGAATTGAGTGGGCTGTAGAGAACAGGAAGTTGGAAAAGTTCGCGCAGAAATACCATACCACGATCCAGGAGGCTGAAAAAGAGAAAAGAGATGTCCTGCTTCGTCAGCAGATGGAAACTCAGAAAGCAGCTGAAGATCAGAAGAAAGCTTTTGAGTCTGAGCTGACAGCAGCACTGGAGAAGACAGATGAGGTAAAAGGGATACCCTTTACCCCGGAGTCTAAGAAGAACCTGATCCCGTTCATGACCAAGCCTACTGTAAAGATAGGCAAGAACAGGTACATCACAGGGCTTCAGGCTTGGGTACAGAAGATATTCTCAGACCCTGACCGGTCAAGATTACTTCTGCTGGCACACATGGGACAAACAGACTTTAACATGAAGCCGGTAGAAAAGAAAGGCAGAACAGAAGCTACCCTAAGAGTAAAGGATGCAATACTCCGGGGTAAGGATAAAAAAGACATAACAACAGGGACAGGATCAAGATCGATAGCAGACTATTTTTAACTAACAATATTCACTAACAACTAAATTAAGACAAAATGGCAAAGGTAGAAAGTAAGCTGGTCACCAAAAGAATGCCCTGGCATGCGAACATGACAGAGCTGAATCACTTGGGTGCAGCATTAATCGCAAAACCGGAAGTATTCGAAAGCAAATTCAATAAGCTGTTCACGGCTTACCAGTACTCCGACAACCCACTGACATCAGTGTTGACCTCGTTCACCGCCGGTGAGCGTAACAGTACCACCACTTCCTGGGAGTGGCCCCTGAAAGGAGCAAACACCAGGCCGCTGGTTTCCATGGGAAACATCAACGCTTCCCAGACTCCGGGAGCTGGCCGGAATACTTTCATCCTGAAACTGGATGAGAACTGGTTCGTAGAAGGGGATATACTCCACCCGGGTACCTCCAACAAACGCTACCAGGTGCGTGTTCAGGCTGATCCTGCACGTCATGGCTCCGGCTGGGCTTACACTGTCCGTCTGATGGATGATACCTTCACCGCTGCTATGCCTTTGGCATACCTGGCCTCCGGTCAGAAATGGGCTAAGCTCTTCTCTCAATACGGGGAAGGTGGCCAGAAATCCGGTTCTACCCAGTACAGCCTGCCTATCACCCTGCAAAACAGGATGAGCCGTTTCCGTAAGGAATATATGGTGACCGGTGACGCGGCCAATGAAGTGCTGGCAGTTAAAATTGCTGACAGTAATGGCAAGATGCACAACAGCTGGATCAAGTATGCTGAAGTGGAATACTGGCAACAATGGTACAAAGAGATCGAAAGAGGTCATTTCTATAGCCGCAGCACAGACACGGTGATCGGTGAAAATGGCCGTCCTATCTACTCTGGCCCCGGTATCCAGGAGCAACTGGAGGATTCTCATATCCACCGTTACTCCCACCTGACAGCTACCCTGATCGAAGAATACCTGATGGACATCTTCTATTCCCGTGTGAGACCTGGCTCTGGCCGTAAGATCAAAGCCTTCACCGGTGAGTATGGTATGCTGATGTTCCACCGCGCTATCCAGGCATGGGCTGACAAATCCGGCTTCATCAAAAACGTAGAGATCTTCACCGACAAGGTAGGCTCTCCGTATAATGCCAATGCACTGGCTGCCGGCTACCAGTATGTGAAATACCGGATGGCTAACGGAGCTGAAATGGAGCTGATCCACTGCCCGTTGTACGATGACCGCGAGATCAACTTCGAAATTGACCCGGTAACAGGGTTCCCAACGGAGAGCATGCGGTATACCTTCCTGGATTTCTCCAATGAAAATGCAGGCAATATTCAGATCGTAAACAAGACCAATGGTATGGCACTCGGCTATGTAGCCGGCCTTCAAACCCCATTTGGCCCTACTACCGGAAACAAGGCTATGGCACACTCCGGTGACTATTACGAGATGCACGTTAAAAAACAATGTGGTATCCACATCGAAGATGTGAGCCGCTGTGGTGAGCTGATCCTTTCCAGGAACTAATCATCAAAAATATCTGATAAGGGAGGGGCTGATGCTCCTCCCTATTCAGAAAAAGGTTTATATTTACTGCAAAAATTTATTTTATGTTAGTAGAAGTAAGACCAATCGACAGACAAAAGTGGCATGGCAAGAAAGGCAAAGAAGCCTTCGGACAAGCCCAGACCATTGAAGTTCTTTATGATTCCCAGACGGGACAGTATGCAACAGGATTGACTCCGGAAGATGCAGAGAAGTACGGTAAGATATTGGGACAGGACCTGTCACCTATATTTGACCCGAACAAGCCTCACCCCTTCTGGTGTTCACAGGCAGCCAGGATCAAACTGCCTATTCACACCCTGATGCTGGACACAGACCGGCCCTCAGACTTTGTCAAGGTAGCCAACCTGAAAGCCAGCAAGTTTGTGGCCAACTCCTATGATGAGTGGCAGAAGGGAATGTTCCCGGAAGCTACCCACATCATCTTCTCGGAAGAGGATGAAGTAGCCATCAAGGCCAGTAAGAGTGAGAAACGCGATGCCTGTGTTACATTGAAGGTCAACATGAACAAGGAAGACAAGATCAACCTGATCACGATCCTCGGTGAATCCAATACCAGTGCCCGGGGAAAAAGTGACAACTTTGTTAATGTGGAAATTGACAAGATCATTGACAGCAAGCCTGATGAATTTATCCGGCATGCAAACATGGACAAAACAAAACTGTATGTAAGAGCAGCAGTACTGGAAGCCATCCACAAAAATATTCTCACCAAGGAAGGAACCGCGGTGTACTATTTAGGGGATAAACTGGGATCCAGTGTAGACGATGCAGTAGCATACTTTGAAGACCCGCAGAATCAGCAATTAAAGATCAGAATTTTAGAACAGTTAACCAAGTAAGCGGTGAACATAAGGGAGATGCACTATGACCTGAAGCAGAAGCTGAACAAGGTGGACAGTCAGAAATACCGGAATCTCAGGATCCCGGAAATAGACTGGAAGCTGAATGAGGCCCAGGGCATTATCATCAGGACAGTAGCAGAGCCGCGGTTTAAGAACTTGCTTGGTTTTGAAATAAATCAGAGATCCACGGATGATATCCGGACAGTGGTGGTGAACCAGGATACACTGGCAGGAATGACCCCTGTGTTGTTTGACTCAAAATCTTACACCATAGCCCTTCCTACAGATTACTGGTACCTGCTCAGCATAGACAAGATGCTGGCAAGTAAGGGAAACTGCAAATCTGTTGAAATGGAGAGTTATCACATCATCCAGCACGATGATGAGAATGAGATAAGCCCGTTTGACAGAAGCAGTTTTGAGTGGAGAGAGATAAACTGCCGGGTGAACAGTGCCGGATTGAGGGCCTATGTAGATGGCAGCTTTTCCATAGATAAAGTATGGATCAGCTACATCCGCAGACCAAAGTTCATGCACAATGCCGCTGACTACACTTCCGGGACCTACAACACCCTGGATGGAACAGCGCTGACAGGAACACAGGACTCTGAACTGCCGGATACCATTCACCCGGCTGTGGTAGACCTCGCAGTGCTGTTGATCTCCATGGACTATGACATGCAGAACGTAGAAAGGAAGCAAGTAAAAATTAAACTGACCGAATAAATTGATTAACTTTTTAAAACCAAAACAAGATGAGCAAGAATAACGATGTCTTCAGAGTCCTGGTAGCCTCAGGTGCCCAGGGCTTATTAGCCGATGGTGGGGCTGTTACCACCTTAGCTCCCGGACAGGTGGGGGTATTTAACGCGGAAACAGGCCTTTCTGTTGACACCACTCAGACAGTGGCTGAAATGGGCAGGGAGATCTACCTGGCAGTAGGTGTAGACCGTGATGGTGACACTGTTCTGGATGATGTAGTCCGGACACCAAACATCCAGGCTGGCTCTGTCCGTTACTTGAATGCCCTGTGTTATCAGCCTGCTCAGTCACAGATCGTATCCATTACGGATTTCGCTGCCAAGTGTGACACTGAATACGCGATCAAAGTGGGTGTGGAAAACCCGGAAGCTTATGCCAATTACGGCTACAATTTCCCTTTCAAGACCTTTACAGCCAAGACCAGCTGTTGCACCACAGAATGTGGTGGATGCCCGGAAGGAAGCTGTACAGAGCTGGCAAGCCTGCTGATAGCCTCTGTCAATGCTGATGAAGAGAACATCTTTACAGCCAGTGGCTTCACTCACCAGGGTATGCTCGAGATCACTGCTGGCACTGTTGGTGGTGATGCTGGTACAGTGACTGTGGATATCGGCACTGAAACCCATGCTATTGAACTACTGGATGAGAATACCGATGTTCAGGTGGCAGCCACTATTGCTGCGGCCATCAATGCCTCTACTACCACAGCTTATGTGGCTGTTGCATCTGATGAGTATGTACTCATCTTCCCGAAGGTGGTTACTGACACGATCTCCGCTACCATTACCTTTACAGATACAGACACTACCTCAGCTGCGGCCACAGAAACCCAGTTTGTGAAAGTCTCTGTTCCGGACATCGATGCTTTTGCAGAAGCAGCTCCGGGAGCTTGTGTAGGTATTCTGATCGAAACCAATGCCATTGGCCTGGAATCTTACTGCAAGGTGAACCTGAAATATGAGTTCCCGCGGAGCACTAAGATCACGGTTATCCTGGCTGAAGGTTTTGCCTGCAATGGTACTACTGCTGTTTTACAGGAACTGGCTTACGAGCAAGGCTCTGGCTATGACATCGCGCACCTGGAATATCAATCCGGTGGCTGGACAGGAAAACCGGGTCCATACCGTCAGTCTACCCTGGTAGGGGAGTCCATTGGAACCTTTGACAGCTTTGCCGTTAAATCCGGCAAGTACTCTGTCCTCCACATGGCTTCTGACAATAACATCACTGCCGGCTGGAACCAGTATCAGAATCCTCTTGCGGTGACAGTGGCTGTTCCTTGCGGTGAAGATGCCTTGATCATTGCCCTGATCGATGTACTGGAGAAATTCACCAGCCTGGCTATTGGTTCCGGTGTGGATAACTGCAGTTGCAGTGATCCTGCAAGTGGGTTGCCGGAAAATCCATGGGGTGCTCCAACAGTAGGATAACTCTCTTCTTCTTTTTCATAACCGAAGGGCAGGTAGTAATTAACTGCCTGCCCTTTTTTAAATCTGCAGCATGATCCTTTCCAACGTAAATTGTAATTTTATCAGGATACAATCAGACCTGGTTACAGCATTGCTTGCAGATCCGGACTCCTATGTATCCATGAAAGCAGAAGTGATCAAGAACTGCTGCTCCAACCTTACCTATAATACCCAGCTGGATATCGGCGCCATGGCTACCTGGAACCTGGAGTTGTGGACTACAGCCGAAGAAGGAGATGCTATAGTAGTCAACAAAATTTACTTCAAGAACCTGATCACCGGTATAGAATCAGAGACCGGCCTCAGTTTCGAATATAATGCCCAGAACTGTACTTTAGGGTTTGCCACCTTGCAAACTGATCTGAATACTTTCTTTGGGACACTGGCTCTGCCTCCGCCTACTGCTACCGGTACTGTCATAGATGGCACCTGCTATCTTCAATTAGAGGAAGTTCCCTATCCTTATGTAATGACAAAAGCCTCCTATACTGACGGAGGAAATGATTATCCATTACTATTTACCTATGGCGCGGAGACAGGCCTTTTTGGTTCAGGTGGCAACCTGTACCTCAGCCCCCAGGTAATGGGACTGGATGCTTTCACAGATGGGATCTACACCATTAAGATCACCCTGACAGAGCCTAATGGAGCTTATGAGGAAGAGACCTCCTGTTTCTTCATGGATTGTACCATCAAGTGTAAGGTGGCTGAAAAGCTCAGTACTCTGACCACGGACTCCCTGGTGCACATCATGTACCAGGCCCTGCTGGATGCCAACAACTGTGCCTGCCAGTGTGAGGAGATGTGCAAGCTGTATGAAAAACTCCTGGTTGAACTTGGAATTGTTTCTCTCACCTCTAATTGTGGTTGTAGCTAATGGACAGGAGTTATCTTTCTGGAAAGAAAACAGGCAACCAAATTTGGGGAGGACAGGGCCAATGGGCAGGTCCTATCAACAGCTTTTTGGGAGACAGTACCTTTTTTTTGGAACTGGATGCTTATGGTATCCCCCTGGAAGGAGATGGCTTTCCTTCAGAGATGGAATTACCACCTACTGTAGAAGTAGACGGTAAAACTGTTTTAGATACCAGGAACTACAAGTGTACAGTTCTGGACATCATTCCTTCTCTGATCACAGTAGAAGAGCTGGACCTGAACTGCAATACTACATATCGGAAAGCTTACCAGGACTATTACATGAGAAAACTGGGATGCTTGCCGGTGAATGCTGCTTGTTATAAAGAGGCATTTTGTGACACAAAAATAGAGACCAATGTGGTCTGTACTTTGTGTATATTTGAATTGGATAACCCTTGCAATCCTTGTCTGTATCCATTGGATGAAGGAGCAAATTACATAAGTCGAATAACCAAAAATATAAGCTCGCCATGTCAAACATAGTCTACTTTACCGATAACGAAGGCAATGGAGTACAACTCTCCACTACCGCGCTGGATGTATTCCAGGATTCCACCAAGCTGGTGGAAAGGGCCTTTCTCTGCCTGGCCGGCAATAATGGGATCCTCTGCGGGGTCACGGAAACTGCCCCGAATTCCGGGGTATGGACAGAGGGGGTCCTGATCTTCAACAATGAACTGTTCTGGTTCCCGGGTGGAACCTACAAGCCTTACATTACCGCAGTGGAGGAAACAACCAAGTGTACCTTCTGTTCCGGGGACAGGTTTGACATATTCACCATCCGTACTGCAGCTTTTTCTGATGATGCCGGAGATACTTTCATTGCAGTAGACGAAGACCTGACTGAGCTTTACCGACCTACTTATACCTTCTTTACCCTGGATGCCCGGGTAGTTACTATAAATGGATTGATCACTACTATTCAGGGAGATATTATCACCATTCAGGAGGATATCACCACTCTGGATACAAGAACTACCACTTTGGAAGAAACAGTAGAACTCCAGCAAAATCAGATTGATTATCTGGTTTCTATAATTCAAAATCTGGAAGCCCGGGTCACTTACATTGAGGACAATTGCTGTTCTGATGCAATAGATCCTCCAGCCAGTAACTTTACATTCACTAATGGCACAGTAGATGAGATCTGTGTATTCCAGGCAGGATCCTTTCAGGGTAAACTGAGCATTGACAATTTCAATCCGACAGCAACAGGTTTGGATATTGCTTCTGTACAAGGGGTAGTAGCTGTAAGGCTGGAAGTGGATGGCAACTATCAGTTCATCAATGTAGCTCCTACAGATGCTCTTCCATACAGTACGGTATCTAATATTAATATGAGTAGTGCCATCACTACTGCTTTAAAAGCCGGTATTGCAGGTACTATCTATATTGATGTCCGGTTTACAGATACTAATACAATAGAGCATATTGCAACCTTTGATATGGTTCTGCAAAGCTGGACTGGTGGATTACCTGATCCGAATTGTGAAGCCACTGTTACAGTAAATGGGCCGGCTATTGATGAGATATAAGATCTAAACCATGCCAGAAGTAACCAATGCTAAAATAAAAATTGACAAGTCTTTCCTAAGGGCATTCTATTCTAATACCCAGATCATGCAATTTTTAAATGCTATTGAAAAAGGGCTATTGAAAGTGGATGCCAGGGATGTTAATTTGATAGAAGAGGATCCCATCTTCCAGGCATGGCTGGCAGGACCACCCAATTTATCAGAGTTTTTTGATGATATTGGAGCCTCAACTACAGGGGATACCTATACTTCAGGAGGCTCTATTGGAGGACAAAGATTAGTAATGGTATCCGGTGGGAAAGTAGTGTACTTTGACCAGAGTGTGGAGGCCAATTACGGGAAAGCCATAGGCTTCACCCAGACAGCCTCTGTACTGGATGACCCTGTCCAGGTACAGCATAGCGGGATCCTCTCTGGCTTTGGTGGCCTGGTAGCAGATACCCTGTACTATGCCGCGGATACAGGGCTGATCACAGCCACTCCTCCGTTAACAGGAATGGTGATACCGGTAGGGGTAGCCCTGAGTGCCACAGAGCTGGCAATATCCATAGTAAACGAATTCATAACCATATAAAACAACAGCAATGGCAGGAAACAAGTACATAGCAAACAGCAGTGGTAAGCTCAAAGAGGTAGCCGCCATACAAAGCTCCACAGGGGCACCGGATGCTGATAAGATACCGGCTCTGAATTCCAGCGGGGTCTTTGATATCTCCTTTATGCCTCCGGGAGTAGGGGCAGAGGTGGTCATCGCAGCCTCCTCGGAGAACCTGGTGGCAGGAAACTTTGTGAACCTCCACAATAATGGAGGGACTATCAATGTCCGCAAAGCTGATGCCACAACAAATGCCAAGCCGGCAGACGGGTTTGTACTGGCTAACGTGACAAGCCCGGCAAATGCCACCGTCTACCTGATCTCCGCACAGAACACCGCAGTATCAGGTCTGACAGTAGGGGCAGACTACTGGCTGAGCACCACGGCAGGGGCTGTGACTGCCACTGCTCCCAGTACTGCAGGAAACATCGTGCAGCGTTTGGGGAAAGCAAAGTCAGCAACGGAGTTGGTATTTGAGAATCAGGATTATTATGAATTAGCATAATGGCAGAGAGAAGGCCACTGGTGAATGTGAGTGGGAAGATCAAGGAGCTTCCGGCAGGGGATACCCTCCCCGGAGCCAGTGGCTCTGACCCCAGCTACTCTCCGGGAACTTATACGGTGAGCACGGAGACATCAAAAACAGTGGGAGCAAGGATAAAATTAACAGGAACGCAAAAGATAACCATTGAAGGTACAGGAAGATTAATTATCTTGTAATATGGCAGAATTACAATTAGCAACCCAATCAGCCCCTGCTACTCCGTCAGCAGGAAATGTTCTTTGTTTCTTTGATACATATTTAAAAACATTGTGTACAAAAGATGATGCCGGCGTTGTTCATGCCCGTTCAGGTAATGCAGCTATCGCGGCACAGGGAGCAGGCTTTGCTTCTGATACCTATGTGACCAACTCTGACCTGATTATCCCTACATTTTCCATGCAGGCAAAGACTACTTTTCTTTGGAAGATATCAGCCTCCAAGACAGCAGCCGGTGTGGCAACTCCCATATACAATATCCGTATAGGTTCTGCAAGGACAACCTCAGATACGGCAAGGCTTACCCTGACAGGCCCTGCTCAAACAGCTATTGCTGATATTGGAACTCTTTATGTAATGGTTACAGTAAGGACTGTTGGTGGTTCAGGGGTAATTCAGGGAACAGCATGGTGGGAACATCGTGGTACAGCAGCTAACACTACTACATCAGGTACAGGTTTTGCCAATGATACCACAGGCCATGTGGAAGGGACTTCGGCAGGTTTTGATAATTCAAATCTCGGGGGCAACTATGTGGGGCTTTCAATAAATGGCGGGGCATCGGCAGCATGGACTGTAACACAGGTACAGGTAGAAGCAGATTGGTAAACAAATAAATTTAAAACTATGAACTTTCAAACTACTTTAAACAACGTCTCTATTATAAACTGGTTAACCACTAATGTTAAGTGGCTCTTAGGTCAAAGGTACATCAAAGACGTAATTGCCGGAGACAATATTAGTATTGACAAGCGCAATCCTAATACTCCTGTTATACATGGAACAGCAGGCAGTCTTGTACAAGATTTTGTATTTATCAGTGAAGCGACTATGGTTGACAATTATGCAACATTAACTCTTCCTGAGACTTACAATTCATTTGTTGTATATATGTCAAATATATCAACAGGCATAGGGCTTGGAGAAGACGGCACATCTCTTTTGTTAGGAGCGCAGGTATACTATAATGATGGAGTTAATGATGTGATTATTACTGAGTATAATGGAATTTATACTGTTTCTCAATTTACAAGTGTAGACCCTACTGTTGGTTCATTAGCTGAATCTTTAGGTTCCTTTACTTCATTAGTATCTGCCACAATAGTTTCAAATAACTTAACGCCAGTAACTCCAAATTTAGGGAGAAATTCTGGAATGCTTCATATATACAACGCAAAAACCCCATCTGGAACTTTTGCGAGAGGATTGAAATCAGAATGTGTTGGTAGCAGAATATTTGAAAATGTTTTAACAGGAACAGTCTACGAAACTTGTGAGTGTTCAGCCTATGTGGAATCAGAACCACTTACTAAGATAAGATTTGGACTCAACGGAACTGCTCCTACTGGAACTTTTAGATTATATGGAATAAAATAAAAACACACAATGGGACTCTTTAGTAGGAACGATAAAACATTTGACAATGTACCCATCATAGCCTGGTTAACCCGGGAAATGAAAAGGCTTTTGTGTGAATGGGATAAACTGGTTGCGCGTGTTACAGAGATCGAGGAAAATGGTGGAGGTGGTGGAAGCTGTTCTAATGACCCTACCCAGTTTGTCTATGCCGGCCCTGATGGAAACTGTACCGGGGACCCTCTGGCTACCAGGGTGGAGGCTACCGGGGAAAGCCACATCAAAAGAGAGATCGTTGTACCACAGGAGTATTACACTTTTACCAATGGAGTATACCTGGGCCTGGAAGTGGTTACCGGAGCCTTTAATGTCGGAGATACTATTCAGGGAGATACCTCCCTGGCAGAAGGTGTCATCACAGAGATGGTAAGCAATGGCCCCGGAGAATTTCTTGTTATCATAGAGACGACAGTAGGATCTTTTGTCGGAGCAGTAGAAACCTATACTAACCTGACTGTCCCCGGAACCGGGTTTGGGACAGTAGGGGACAATACTGCCTGGAATACAGGAGACACATTTTCTGTATATGACATAAATGACCTTGGAGCAGGGGCTATTGGCACAGGAACGATAATAGAGATAAACGGGGATATCATATCAGCCACCAGCTCCGTCCCCATCTTATCAGAATACCTGATAGTAAATAGTCCGATCCTGGCTACTTCCATATCCGGGGCTATAGATGCACAGGCCGTCATTGAAAACCAGGTCTTCGTTGCCGGGTTTGAATTGAATGAGATCACTATAGCCGGCAAGACCATGGATGGGAGCTTCCACATGATATCCAATGGAGATATCACGGTTTATACCGGGGCTGCTGTGGTATATGGCATAGGATATGACTACCCGCAGAAGATAACCGTTGTAATAGACGACAGCTCAAACCTGAGTTCTACTTCCACCCAAACAAAAGATGCCATAGCAGAAGTGGTAGAAGACCCTGGTACCGGTGACTATGCTTCCAGGACAATACTGGCCAACCTGTACAAGGCCGGAGTTTTAGATCATGGCTTTGGTTCACAGAGATCCGGGGCGGATACTGCTGTATTCTGGTATTCACCTACGGATCTGTTTATATTACCGGTGGATGTGCCCAATGTCGGAGATAACCTCTTTGTTGACAGCGTAGCCCCGGGGGAAGTTGTATTAAAGTGGGGTGCCGGCAGAAGTGTCACCACCTATGATTTTGCGGATTTCGTTACTGCAGCTAATGCAGGATCCCTGACACCGGGAGCTGCTATCCTGGTCACAGACTGGTATAGTGTATCTTTAGGAATTGATGTATACTTAATGGTCAATGACACAGGAGATGGTGTTACCGGCCCCGGTATAGCCAGGCTCCCCAATTTTGACTATGAGAACATAGGAAACAATGTAGCCCTGGAAGACCTGTATTCTGACATATTCTCTGTGACCGGGGTTAACCCTTTAATAAACAGGGGGCAATATACAGCTGATGTATTTGCCATAACCATAACCCTGCTGACACCATTTACTGATTATGGCAGCATAAGCCAGGAGCTGGTCAGCCTGGCCAATGGGGCTACAGGGAAGATCGTGGACATCAGTGATGACGGCCTTACCCTGACTGTGCTGCAGACCTCAGAGCTGCTGAATTTTATGGCAGGACATACAGTAGAGGATCCACTCAACGCGAACAGCGCTAATATAGATACCGTCACCTATCCTGCAAACCCCGACAGCATATCACAGGGAGACCTGTTCTTCTATAATGGTTTTGTTTACCAGTTGCTGGTGAACTTTGCTTCTGCAAAGAATATACCCGGGTTAGCGGGAACTGTATGGTCTTCAGGTATGAACCCCTCACAAGGTAATGTAGGGTTCAGGCATGTCTGGGATGAGGTGGTGGCAAAGAATATATCCTCTTATGGATATCCTTTTCCGCTGGAAGACTTCGGCATCGTAGAGAGGCATGACAGAAGGAACAATGTCCATGTGATAAATGACCTTACAGTAGCCATGAATACGGGGTTCTTTGGAGACCCGAACATAACTAATTTGTACCTTTGCGGTGGTGGGAATACCTTTACTAACTTCGAGATCAAGAATAATACGGGATATATCTCCGGCAGGTTTGAAGGTGGGATGACTGATTACTTCCTTATAGAAAATAATTCGGAGACCATCAACCTGGATGCCGGCAGCAGTTACAGCACCAGTGTGACTATCACCGGAGTTATGCCATCCTCCCTGACAGGAAACCAGATAAATGCCACTCTCAGGGGCTTATCCTCTTTATCCATCAGTCTTGTCAGGAAGAAGATCATAGCCGTGTCTCTTATAAATTCAGGATTTATCACCCAGCTTCACAGCGGGAATGTATATGCCACTTTCGTGAACTCCCAGGTGAGCCTGATAGGATTTGCAAACTCTGCGCCTGGTGTGATAAACACAGGTGTGGACAACTGTACATTCAGGGGTGTGGATATCCGCAACATCATATCTTCCTCCGGGGCCTTTGTGCAGGACTGCCACTTTGAGAATAATGCCGCGGCTTTAACCATAGAGCTTTCTAAAAGCTATACGGGGAGGACCCTGGGTCAGTTTGACAGTGGCTTTGACTATGAATATGCCATTGATGGCCTCACCACACTGGATCTGACGGATTTAGATAAGGCTTTCTGTTCTATATTCAAGCTCACCAGTGCCAATGCAACAGAAACTATTGATGAGATCCTGGGGGGAGGGTTGATCACTACTATCAGGCTTTATCCGGAGAGTGGCTTGGCTGTAACTTTAACCGGTACCGCCATTGGTGTAGCTGCAGCCGGGGATATTGTTATGCCGGTGGCCAGTCTGGCTATAGATGGAACTACCTTTGACAGTGCTACTTTTGCCACTCAGGCAGTCACACCTTTTCAATTATTAATTGACTCAAATAATTACATCTGATGGGGATAAGTAAAAATATAGCAAATGATGGTGTTGCTGACTACGGTATAGGTGGTGGCCTCACCTTTACTTTTGACAATGCAACCACGGCCTCTGATCCCGGAACTGGAAAGTTAAGATATGATAGTGCTACTCCGGCTTCTATTACAAATCTGTATATAAGTGATACTTCAGTAGAAGGATTGAATATAACCTCCACTTTACTGCTTCTTGCTGCATCACAGCAGATACTTATCAGGCAATTAAGCCAGGCAAATAAAGCCATATTAGTGTCTGTATCAGGGGCTGTAACAGATAATGGTTCCTGGTTTACCATCCCGGTAACTTTTGTCTCTGTCGGTAGTGGGGGATTACACACTAATAATAAAAATATTATCGCATCTAAAATAGTATAGTCATGACAAAGCCAAAAGTAGTGATCAAGTCCGAGCATCTGGAAAAGATCATTGATGCTATCAAAAAAACAACCGATAAACTCAGGGAGGAAAAGCTGGAGGTGATAAACAAGAACTCCCTTAACCTGCCACCACCGGTGAGACCTGAATAAAATTAAATACAATTTTAAATGTACTTTAAACAAGACAGAGATATGATAGTCAACTTCCTCATTAAGATAGGATGGATCCTGGAGCAGGGTTCCTTGTCAGTTAAGCTCCTAATATCCTTTATCCTGAGTATCATCAGCTCTCCGGTAGTACTTACTGTAATCCCTTACCTGGATTATGTTACCCCTAAAGGAGATTTTGTCATTATCATATTCTGGGCCATTATAGCAGACTGGATCACCGGCATGTATAAGTGGTGGTTGAGGCACAAGTTTGATTTCAAGGCCATGGCAGTAGGGCTGATTACCAAGGTATTCATAGCCTATATTGGCATGATGCTGTTTCAGAGTATGGGTATGATAGATGAGCTGGAACACCATGCCGACATTCAAAGCTACCTGCTCCTGATAGGAAAGATGACAGTATTCTTTTATGTGGCTGGTTCCGCGTTCAACAACCTATACTATATCAGTGGTGGCAAGTTTCCTCCTATTGGCTGGATGAAAAGGATGAAGGCTTTTGAGGAAAGCGCTGACACCTCTGTATTCACCTCCGGGGCTAAAGAAAATCCTGCTCCTTCTGATATTCCTCCAATTAAGGATGATATTGTAAACTAAAACTGACCCTATGAAAAAGAAAATGAAAACCCTTAAAACCATAGGTATGAAAAAATTCACAGAAATAAGCTGGAAAGAGTTCAAGGACAAGTGGTTTCATACCATTCTGTTTGTAATAGCCCTGCTGGGTTTGTTCTACCTGATGTGGCAAAGTGGTCGGGGAGATACTTTATTGAAGAACATGCAGAAAGACTTTGACAAAGTCATTCAGAAAAAAGAGGACTCCTTACAAAATCTGCTTCAGCAGGAGCAGGCTCTTCGGGATACTATTCAGCTTTTAATGGAATATACAGACCAGCAGGCAGAAACCTTTAAGAAAGAGTTGAAAGCCGCTAAAAAGAAAAATAAAGATATTTATGAAAAGAGCATCAGTAATATTGATTCTGCTTCTGTCGATGATAACATGCAACAGTTTCGGACAAACTTTTCCGAAGCTGTGCCTTCACCAGATCAAAGGTGATACCATAGTTGACATCAAATACCGGGAGTTGGTCAATGCCAATAAGACCAAAGAATATTCCAAGTACCTGGAAAAGGAGCTGGATATTTATAAGGGCTATGTGGATTCCCTGGCACTGGTGATCACCGGCAAAGACCTGGTCATATTCAAACAGCAGAAACTCTCTGAGCATCAAGCCAAGGAGCTGGCCCAGAGTATGGAGATAGGAGGAGATTACGAACAACAGCTTGAAGATGAGAGGAAAATACACAATAAGGATGCCAGGAGAAGGTTCTGGAAGGGATTTGGTATAGGATTAGGAGCAGGACTATTCACCGGGGCTTTGGCCACTACCGGAGTTGTGCTGGCAGTTAAATAAAGAAAATGAAGGAATTGTACGATATAGACCTGGAAAACAGAAAGTTCTTTGAGGCGTTGACCTTTATTGAAAGACCACATATCTATACCCTGGATGGAGTAAAGCTCCAGTCTGTTACCCGAATCATCAAGAATTTCCAGGAGCAGGTGGACTGGGTGGAGAAAGCAAAAGCCGTGGCCAGGAAGGAAACCGCACAGACAAAAAAGGTAGTGACACCAAGGATGGTACTGGATAAGTGGAAAGGAAAATCCGAGCTTGCAGGAAAGAATGGACAAGCCATACACAGCTTCGCGGAAGAAGAGCAGTATTACAGATCCCCCCAGCAGAAAAAGGAGGAAGCTGTTTTGAAATTCTTTGAAGGATTGAATACAGGGCCCAATAGGGGGAGGTATCAGACCATCTCCCGGGAGCTTAGAATGTATCATAAGGTGCACAAGTTTTCCGGAACCCTGGATCTTATCATCTACGACAGCTGGGAGGATCATGACATCATGCCTGATTACAAGACTAATGAGGACCTGTTTCGAAACTTCCAGGGAAAAGAACTTTTATATCCATTCAGTGACCTGTTAGATAATCCCTTCAACTTATACCAAATTCAGTTAAATTTGTATGAGATCATGTATGAGCAGACAGGCAGAAGGGTAGGAGAGAAGTGGATAATCTGGTTGCAAGAGAGTGGAGAGTATGAGCTTTTAAAAGTAGGAAATTACAAAGACAGGCTCCGGACCTGGTTAACAGATAAAACTTTTGACAATGAACACGATCAGAGAAGCCATACAGAGAGTCCAGTCCTTATACTCAAAGGGAGTCCAGTCCAGAAGTAGCCGGCTTAGCAGGAGGCATATCTTCAACAAGCTGAGAACAGTGAGAGGGAGGCTGCTTGCCCAGCAGGTGAAAAAGAATCAGATGCTGTCCCAGTGGACCTATCAGACTATTCCTTGTATAGAGATGAAAGAAGTTCCTGTTATCCTGTGCCCCTGTGTCCCCCCTGTAGGATGTACCACGCTGAGAAGCAAGCATAAGATACCACCTGTGATCTCCGGGGATGATGCCCACCAGTTCCAGTCTGTGACCACCCTGGACGGAGGCAAGAAGCTGGATGAGGTCAAATGGCACACCAGTAAATATGGAAAAGGAGCCAAGTACACCTCCGGGTTCCTAAGCTACTACATATATGATGGCTACATGTTTGTGACCACCAAAAAGAAACCGGCTATCCTGACAGCAACAGCCCTGTTTGAAGATATAGAAGCCGCTTACAAATATCCTTCCTGCTGTGATGATGGCCGGGAATGCATGAATATCCTGGATCAGCCTTTTCCCCTGGAAGGAGAGTTGTTTGAAGCTGCCATAGAGCTGTCAGCACAGGAGCTGATAGACTGGTTCAACAAGAACAGGGAAGATAAGACCAATGATTCCTCAGACAACCCATCCAATGAGTCAAAGTAAAAGGACACATAAGAACCTGAGTGATGCTTTTGCCAGCTACAAAAAGACTGCAGAGAAGCCTTTGCAGGATGTGAAAGTGTACCTGGACATCGTCTATGGGTACCTGAAGCTGTTGATGATAAAGATCATAGAAGGGGAGGATGTCAGGTTGCCGTCCAGGACAGGGGCTTTGAAGATCCGCGGTAACAGGCAGAAAATAAGTTTTGAAGGGGACCAGGTAAAGGGACTCTCTCCGGACTGGCAAAAAACCAAGGAGCTGTGGTCTACCTGTGAGGAGTGTCGGGAAAAGAAGCAGATGGTCTACCATCTCAATGAGCACACAGGAGGGATCCGGTATAAACTGCTGTGGTCAAAACATGGTATGCTGGTAGAAAATAAAAACTTATATTCGTTTCAGCTGGCGAGGACCAATAAAAGGATGATCAGCTCAGCTGTGAAAGGAGGAAAAGAATATTACTCAAACTAAAAATAAAGCCATGAGTGCAAACAAGCTTACCAAAGTGTCCAAAGACCTGAAACAGCTTCCTTCCGGGGCAAAGGTTCTATCTAAGGAAACCAGTATCTGGGTAGAAGAAATTGAAAACGGGTTTCTGATCACCAAAAGCACAGAGATCAAACATGAAAGACCCTCAACGGATAAGAACTCCAGCCCATATACTGACTGGACCACTATCACCAAGAAGTGGTTTTCCAAAGAAGACCCTTTCATAGACATGGATGATGTACCCCTGGCCGAATCATTTAAAGAATAAAATATGCAAAACATTCCTTATACTTCCATAGACCGGATATTCAACAAGTTTGACCGGGATATAGGCATGTCCTTCAATGAAGGGGATGCTATTGAATGGACAGCAGAGGCCCTGGAAGCCATTGGCGCCGTCAGGCAGTATGAGGAAGCCATAGCTTTCATCGAAGTACGGAACCATCAGTGCACTTTACCCTCCGGGTTTCATGCCATCATCCAGATAGCCAGGAACAACTGCTTTTCTGAAGAGGAAAACCTGGGGATCTGCGCGGCAGATATTGTGGCAGATGAGCAGGAACAAACCCCTCCAGGGGAAGAGCCAGCCTCAGTACCTATAGCTATAGACTGTGATGGGCAACCCATTGAAGGATATGAGCTGGTCTATTACCGGCCTTACTTCGACACCATATATGAGTTTGGTGGCTGGATAGGGTCTCCCAGGTACAGGACCTGCTTTGTTCCTGTAAGGCTGGCAGATCACTCTTTTTTCAACTCCATAGTCTGTGCTGAAAGAGATGACTCCCTGTATGATCCTGATACCTGTACGGATGAGTATACCATTATTGCCGGCAGTACCCTGAGGTTCAGCTTTGAGAAGGGACAGATAGCCCTTTCTTACCTGAGACAGGTGCTGGATCCTGAAACCGGATATCCTATGGTTCCTGACCACTACAGCTATACTACTGCCCTGACCTCTTATTTGATCTACAAGATGATGCTCCGGGAATTCTATGCCGGCAGGGAAGGCAGCAGTACCCGGCTGCAAAAGGCTGAAGCTGACTGGCATTGGTACTGTAAACAGGCCGGCAACTACTCTAAGATGATCCGGGGAATAGATGAGCATCAGAACTTCCTGGAACAGAGGAGCTACCTGATACCTCACCAAAATCGATACTACGGCTTCTTTGGGAAGCTTTCCAGGCCGGAGAGCAGGAGATTCAATGATCCAAATAATACTACCCAGCACAGCTCTTACTTCAGAGGATTATGATAGACAAGAACACCGATATAAATAAACCCCTCATAGGTCTTTCCACAGACACACATCCTGGGGAACAGCCTAAGCATACATACAGGTATGCCCTGAATGCTGTGGACCAGGCAGAAAATGGAAACAGCCGGGATCTGTCCAATGAGAACGGTTTTGATCTGTGTGGAACTATTACCTCCGGGTACTACCCTATAGGAAAGGTGTACATGAATGATGATACCCTGGTGATCTTCTCTGCCAATCCTACTATTGATGGCTCTGAGATAGGGATACTGGATAAGAATTGCAACTATACTGCTGTGGTCAATACCCGTTACCGGGAAGTAGTGGTTGATGAAGTGACCACAGTGCTGGAAACCAACTGCCTGAACTTCAGCATAGAGTATCAGATAGATGTGCAATACCGGCTCCGCAGAGGTTGTGAACATACTGTGTATTTTGCCAATGGTAAACATAACCCGGTGAGGTATTTCAACTTTTCCCGGCTTTCAGATTTTCAAACTGAAGACTATAATACCTGGGTAGCCGGTGGCTCCATAGGAGCTGCTCCGGATCAGAGATGGGACTGTGCTAAGTTCAGGCTATATCCGGAATACAGCATTCCTTCCATGGACTCCGTAGAGCAGATCACCGGAGGTGCTATTCCCAGCTGTACTTTAAACTTCAGTATTCGTTACCTGGATGCTGACTTCAATCCTACTCCCTGGATATACTCCTCTATGCTGGTAGACGTTTACCGCGATAATCAGAACTCCGGATTTGAAAATATATTGGGATCTTCCAACCTGGCTGCAGATGAGCTGGCAGGAAGCCCTCCTACCAATAAAGCAGTAAAGTTGTTTTTAAGTGATCTGGATACCCGGTATCCGTATTACCAGATAGCCGTAGCTGTAGCCAAAGACTCCAATGGCCTGGTCAGCAAGGTTTATCAGAGCCCTTATCAGAACATAGACCGTGAGGAATTTGTCTTTGATGGTTTGCTGGAAGGATATTCAGAGATACCACGCGAGGATCTTCTGGTAAAAAGGATAGACTACGATTTTGCAGATCATATTGAGCAGATGGAAAACAGGCTGTTACTACTGTCCATGTATGGCCGGCAGGTGAATTGGTGTTCTTTTCAGCAGTATGCCTCTAAGATAGCCACCAAGTACATCATTGAAACGGTGCCTTCCCGGGATCAGTTTTCTGCAGGAAACCCTAAATGTCCGGACACCTATTTTGTAAAAGAAGGGTATATGGGAGATGAGGTATATGCCATGGGCATAGTTTATGTTTTCCGGGATGGTTTTGAGTCTCCGGCTTTCCATATTCCTGGCAGGCCCCTGAATAAATACCCGATCCTTGTAGATAATGATGTGACCTGTGAAGATCTTCCTGATGATGATGAGGAAGAATTATTGTGGTCAGAAGACCTGATACCCTGGTTTGAGGATGAGACGGCCTATAATAATGATGGCCCTATTCCTTTTTGGAAAGTATTTGACAGCTCTTACAGGACAAGTGGCAGTGCCTCCGGTGATGCCACCGGTGCCATGCAGTACCATGAGAATGAGAATTTTGTATATCCTCCAAGAACAGATTGTGAAGGCAGTGACTTCTGGGGTGTAGACTTCTGTGGAAATCCCCTGGCCGGAGAAAAGGTCAGGCATCATAAGTTTCCTTCCCGGGCCAAGGAACCTCATATATCCGGTACCACGACCACTACCAGTGACATGGGAGTGTTTATCAACATCGCGTTGAAAGAAGATGTAGCCTGGGGAGATGTGGGAGCTGCTTCCGTAGTGTGGACAGTGAACTTTGAACAGCCTATAGGAGTACCTCAGTCCATAGACATTACCATATTCGAAAATGGTGCTGCCCTTCCTGGAACAGCTGTACCTCCTGATAAGGAAAGCAATGAGCCTGTCAATGAGCTGATGATATACAGCTTCACCGGAGATCTTTTGGATATACAACTGGATGCCAGCACCGGGGATCTGATAAGTACCTACTCTCAATATTTTGATTTTTACATAGACATCCGGCCATTGAATGAAGCCCATACTGATAACATCAGCCTGAGACCTTTAGGCATACAGTTCATGGGAGTAGAATATCCTCATCCTGATATTGTAGGACATTACTTTGTCCGGGCAGAGAGAACAGAGGGACAGAGAACTATACTTGACAAAGGCATCTTTGGAAGGCTCCGGGAAGAGGCTACAGCTTGTAGTGCCAACTACCATACCTTCAGCTATTTCACGAAAGGCAATGATGATGAAAGTAATGCCTATCTGTTCTCTCCCAAATTCATGTTCAATAAAGAGGTAGCTAAACCGGATTACATAAAGAATGAATGTAAGTTTGACATAGACCATATAAATCATTCCGGTAAGAATGTTGATGATCCTGACCATAAAAGGGCCTGGGGTAATGAAACGGACATGATCATAGAAGTCCGGGGACAGGTTTACAGTGGAGTAACGGCTTCAGATGACGGACATAACTATGCCGTAGACAAAATAGTAGTATTGGATGGCTTGTCCAATGATGAGGTTATCATTCCCGGGGATGAGGTATATAATTTGAGCTGGACACAGAGAATGCAAATGCTTAAAATGATGACCGGTGTCACTGTACCTTACAACAGTGATGATATTTATTATGCTTCCTTAAAGGTAAACAGAGATGTCTACGGTGTACTGGATAATATCAAATACTACCGGATACATAACTCTCTCTTTAAAAGGGATGAAGGAACAGATATACCGGAGCAGATTGCTCCTGTAGTGTATGGGGGAGATACCTTTATCTCTGAACTTGATCTTTCTAACTCTTTGTGGAGAAATCAGAAGAAGGGAATAGGAATGAAGATCTGGCTGATCATAGGTTCTGTGGTATTAGCTGTAGCTTCTGTATTTACCGGTGGAGCTGTAGTAGGATTAGTAGGTCCTATTTTAGCCGCGGTAATATCTACCACAGCCTTAACTGCTCTTGCTGCCAGTGCAGCTACCATAATAGCTGCAACAGTAGAATTGGTACTAAAGAAGTATGATGAGAATTGCCTGGATGAAATGGTGACAGACACTGATCTGGCAAGCATACACAATCTTCGAAAATGGAATGGTTATATAAACTTTGCCAATGAGTACCTGAAAGGTATCTATGTTGAAAATGAGATCAATATAGCCCTTCGGCAGGAACAGGGATATGAGTGTGGACAATTCTATAAAGGCGGGTTATTAAAAGCTACTACTTTTTTCCGTGATCGGTGGTTATATGACAGGGATCACAACGGAGAGTACAGGAAAAGAGGGGTCCCTTGTCCGGAAGTATATCAGTATAACAAGGACTTTTCCCGGATGAACAAGGAGTCTGAATACTATGCCCTTCCGCAGACCTATGATTGCTGTTCAGAATGCCTGGAGGAACATCCTCACAGGGCCATGTACTCGGAGCAGTCTTTTCAGGAAGAGCTGATAGACAACTACAAGATCTTCAAACCCATGAACTACCGGGATATAGAAGGGGAGCATGGTAAGATCACCGGGGTATTCAGAATGGGAGAGAAGCTGATGATACTCACAGAAGAGATGCTCTGGGAGATGGTGGCCTCTTTCCAGGAAAAGGTCATTGGAAGCATAGTATCCTATGTGGGAACCGGGGATTTCTTCTCCATTCCTCCACGCAAGATGATCGATGACAAGCTCGGCGCCATAGGCACACAGCATAAATGGGGAGTGATAAAGACCCGGCATGGTACCCTGATCCCTTCAGAAAGGGAGAGTAAGATGATCCTGCTTTCAGATACCCTGCATGATCTGGGAAGGGAGGGGGAAATAGTAAACGATCTGGAGCTATTGTTGCATGATTACCTGTCCAATCAGATGCTGACACTGGTAGGTATTCCATTCCCTTTTACCAACAACCCGGCTAACCCTTATGGAGTAGGTATACATTCAGCTTATGATGTAAGGCACAACAGGCTCATTATCACTAAAAAGGATTACCTGATCATTGAAGACAATTACTCCCAGGAACCTCTGGAAGGATCTATGACCTGGCTTCCGCTGGGCCATCCTTATGGGGTTCTCTTCCCGGAAGGAAATGTCTTCATTACAGTAGCCAATAGCCAGGTTCTGACAGTGGCCCTGGGAGATCCTGACTTCTTTGAGAATAAGAGCTGGACCATGAGCTACTCTTTCAACACCAACCGGTGGAGGAGCTACCACAGCTATATCCCGAACTTCTATGCTTTTACTCCCAATAACCTGTATTCTTTCATAGACAGCAATGTATGGAAGCATAATATTCCGGGTATCTACCAGACTTACTATGGTGTTACTTATCCATATATCATAGAGCCGGTGCTTACTCTTTCTGGTGTACAGACTGCATTCTGGGAAGACCTGTCCATGCAGACCCTGGCATTTAAGATCTTGGACAACAACCATCCTGTAGAGCAGAGGTTTGTGACCTTCAACAAGATCATAGCCTATAACTCCCGGCAGTCAACAGGACTGAAAACCATTACTCCCAAAGACAATGAGACCGCGGCAGACTTCCTGGAAAACCAGATTCTGGACCGGCAAGGGGATATGCTGGCAGAGAGAAGGGAGAGGGATTGGAGCATCAATGACCTCCGGGACCATGTGATCGATTATGATCTACCTCTGTTTTTGAAGAGCTGGGATGACATCAAGGCCCAGTTTCCTATAGATAAGGTACCCAATGCCTTGTCAACAGATGTGGATAAGGAGTGGTATGAGCTGGAGATCCTGAGAGATAAATTCCTGACAGTCCGTTTTATTTTTGATAATTTTAATGATGTTCAGTTACTTGTGAAATATATTACCTCAGAGCCTCAAATATCAGAGTGATGGCAAAAATACTTAAAAACCAAATAAAAATAACCTCTCCAAATTTGTCTCCTCAGCAACAAGCAGAAGTGGGCAGAGAAATGCAGGCATATTCAGAACTGGATGAGATCCTGAGACCTTATGCAGATCAATTTGACCAGGCAGATATTGCTTACAAAAAAGGAATGAGTGTGGCTGATAAAGAGTATTATTTGGATAAAGATGCTTTGACTTTAAGTGCTGGTAAATTGAGGGGGGCTAAGGTACCAAAGCAGATGATATTAGATGCTATTGCAGCTGCAGATGCTAATGGAGTTGATAGGGCTGATATGCTGGCTCTTTTAGCCCGGGAGTCTACTTTTACACAAAGAGATTTTGAAAACGAAAAAGGAACTTACACTAAAGCCAGGGATTCCGTTTCAGGCTGGAATTTAGATGAAGCCTACAGACCTTATCAATTAACCCGTTTTTTAGCAGATAAAAAAGTACCTGGAGTAGCTTTTAAAAAATCTCCTCATGGCTATTTATATCATTTGGAAGAACCTATTAAAGTACTGGAATATTTAAAAGCTAATCCTAATTTGCTTTCTCAGTATGGAGAAAAAATTAAAAGTTATTCTGGAATACCAAAAGGCTTTAGTTTTTATGATGCAGCAGCAAAACAGTTAAAAACTAAAGGGGTACAAAGTTATAATCCGGGAGACAAGAACTATGTCAATGATTTTAATGCAAGCCGGACAGAAATAGTGTCTGATCCTATTCTACAAGAGTATTTAAATAATAAACAAGACTGGCCTATAAAAAGAGAGAAAGGTGTTGTATCTCCCTGGAAAGCTAATTTTCAGCCTCCACAAAAAGGATTTGGAACAGGAGGAACAACAGGAAAAAGATCCATAGATCAGTTCCTTCTTTCAAAACAGGAAGCACAGCAGATACTCAGTGATCCGGAGATACAGGCCCTGGGAGTAACTAAGATCAAACACTCTAAAAGATACCAGGGGGTTGTACCTATTCTCTCTCGCGGAAACATGCACTTAGTAGAGGTAGATGACGAAGAAGATATTCCACAATATGGTTTTGGAGATTGGTTAGAAAAAACAACAGGTAAAGTAAAAACAGCTATAAAATCTGCTGCTAATACTATGGTAAAACCTGCAGAAGAAGCTAATACAGCTCCAGAACCAAAAGTTAATTTTCATCCTTGGGGGGTAGTTCCTAAAAATCCTCAAAATGTAAACAGTTCTCCCAATGATACTGTCTATTTGGATATGCGTACTGGTAGTCTTGAATATGAAAAGCAATTTGAAAAAGCAAAGAAAAATGGACAGTATCCGGATTACATAATCCAAAATATGCATTCTTCTCATACACCAACAATTCCGGTAAAAAAGAATGGAATATGGGACTATATAGATGCAGGATTATCAGCTCCTCAAAGAGCTATGGTGTGGGCTTTAACCGGACAATATGAAGATCCTTCAGAAGCTTTAGGTATAGAAAACAAGTGGGCAAAATTAGCTGCAGATATTGTGTTAGATCCGCTGAACCTGTTAGGTGTTGGCTTTGCTACAAAAACTTTGAAGGGGTTGAAAGGAGTAGATACAGCAAAAGACATAACAAAAGGGTTAGATACTGCCGGGGACCTTGGAAAAGGAGTAGGAGGATTTACTGATTTTAGTAAGTACATGAAGGGAGCTCAATTTGAAAAGTATTTAAAACCACAGGATTTTAATAAAATACCAGAGTTTAAAAACATACTGAAAGAGTCTATACCTACTTATGAAAAAGTGATAAAACTGGATAAAGCAGGGGCTTCTGCAGCTTTGATTAATGATATTATAAAACAAGATCCTGGTGCCAGCGGAGATTATTATTTCTGGAGAACTTTCAGACCACATTACTCTGATAGTAAAATTGATTCCGGAGAGCAAAAACAATCTGGAACTAATTTAAAATACACAAAAGAAATTTCAGTGAAAGAAGATCTGAATACAAATAAAAAGAAAGGCATAAAGCCTACACCCTTTGACCTGGAACCGGAAGCAGGAAGAATAGATTTGATATTAGGAAGAGCAAAAGTTCCTCCTTTAGGATACACTTTTAAAAGAACACCGAAAGGGTATGACAATGTCTATTTAAAAGGAAAGTTGGTTGGGTACTCTATAGATGGGAAAAACATGATTCCCGGAGAACCACCTGAGGATATTAAAGTGGATCCGAAGACAGGAAAAAAGCTGTATCTTGTAAAACATTAAACTCTGTAGTATGGCAAAGAAACTAAAATGGGTAACAGAAGAGGAACTTCAGCAAATGAATGGGGATCCTTCTTTTGGCTTAGGGGGTAAAATGACCCCGGAAATGGCCAATAACCTTTCAGGAGTAAACTCCATGATCTCCGGGATGAGTACTTCTTTGTTTACAACAGAGCTGGCCAGCTTGTTTGATACCTTACAAAACCGCGGTAAAAATGATTATGCCATCAATACCAACTCTAACCGGGTGATGGGTATGGGAGGAGAGACAGATGCCAATGCCATTGTGGAAAGTGGGGAGATGATCCAGCTTCCTGATGGGAATGTGGGTGAAATTCCTAAAGAAGCTGGCATCCATGGAAATCAAAAGCAAGGCCAGGGAGCTTATAATTTCCCGGAAGGGACCCAGATATTTTCTGATCGGATATCCATAGGTGGGGAAAAGATCTCAGATATTAAAAAGAAAACCGCGGCTTATACAGCCAGGATCCACAAGACCCTGGATTCCCGGCCTACAGATGCAATAGCTTTATATGGTGCAAAAAGGGCTGCTAAACAGGAAGTGGCCCAGGATAAGATCCTTTTGGAAACACAGAAAAAGGTAACTGAAAAAGCCAATATGATCAAACAGAATAAAAAGATGCAGAATGCAGTTGCTTTAATGGAGATGCTGAAAGGAGCACCACAGTTTGGTGGTGGAGGAAAAATCCCTTCCTATGGCTTAGGAACTGTTTTATCCAATGGCATAGATGTTTCTACAACAGGCCCTAAGGATCTGAAAGAGTTGCTCTACAGTAATAAAGCTATAACAAAAGAGGATATGGCAATTATTGATGCAGAGCTAAAAAGAACAGATCCGGCTTATGCTGCTTTAGTTGCTAAAACTACTGTTCCGGCTACTAATATAACAGACCCTTCTGAAGTGCCTGTTTTATCGGGGAATCTTTCTGGTGTTACTTATGGCTCTGCATTAAAATCTTATCCGGAAGAAGAAATGCTATCTGGAGAACAAGATTTGATAGATGCTTATTTAGATGGAAGTTATAATAAAGCTCCGGAAGTATTAAATACTTCTGATCCAAATAGCTTTCTTTTTGCAACTACCACAACTCCTTCAGCAACAACTACTGTTTCTACAGCTCCGCCTAAAGCTGTTGTAGGAAAAATGCCACCTTCTTTCTGGTCCAATTCCCAGCAAGGAGATCCTGAAGACTGGGTTGATCCTGTTACCGGTTTAAATGTTAATCCTTTACCTGTAACAGCAAAAAGAGGAGGTAATGGAATCAATGCTTCCAAAGCTGAAGGAACTGTGATACCCCCTAAATTTAAGGTACTCCCTTCTATCGGAGAAAAAGACGGAAAGATGGGTGCAGAAGAGGATCCTATGATACCTCTTACTTTAGGAGATAAAATGGGTCTGGCTGGCACTGGAGTAAATCTTATGGGGGGATTTGCTACTACCATGGCCAATGCCGCGAAGACCAAAGTGCCTGTAAATCCGGCACTGGGAAAATTTGATGATGCTAAAAGAAGGATGAGTGATGCCTGGGGTTTCTTAGCCGGTCAGCAAGACCTGGCTAATGCCGATATCCTTCTTCAGGAAGCCGGAGATAATGCCAAGAACCTGGGCCGGGGATATTCCCAGGTAAGAGCAGGACAGATGGCAAACAGTATGATAGCCAACCAGGCTCGGGGAAAAGTGGCTGGTACTTATGATGCCATGAGAGCACAGCAATTGACAGGAGAAGCTCAATTCCTGGAAGGAATAGGCAGGGCTATGATGGCCGGAGACCAATGGCAACAGGATGCTGAACAGGCTAACATAGACAACCTTTATTCCAATCTGTCACAGAACCTGGTATCAGGAGGAAAGACATTGCAGGAAGGTGGTGCAGCTTTAAATACCAAAAAGTTGGCTGATGAGTCCATAGCCTGGGCTTCTCAAATAGGTAAGTATGTGGGTATAGATTCTTCAAGAAAGTCAAAACTCAAAGGTTTTACTCCGGGAAGTACACAAACTCCTATGCCGAATACTGGAAAAAAAGAAGACTGGTTGAAATGGATAGAAGAAAATATGAGCTAATATGGGAAGATTTTATAAAACCGCGATACCTGCTGATACCATAGACTTTATGTATCAGCCTCCACTGGCCCTGGCTATGAAAGCCCAGGAATATAATGATCAGCAGATAGAAGAGCAGTACAAACAGCAACAGCTGATGAATGAGCACCTCATTCAGATCAAAAATCTTGCCCAGGATGATGAAATAGCAAAAGCAGAAATAGAAAAGTGGCAGAAAGGAATTGAGGCTTTGGCCGGGAATCTGAATAAAGATCCCCTGAACTGGAGAAAACAGAGTCCGATAATGGATACTGTTTCCAAGCAACTGGAGTATGATCTGACAAAAGGAAAGCTGGCCAGCATACAGGCTCAGTATGATACCCGCATGAATTTTGAAAAGAAGATGGATGAGGGTGTAAAGCTGTGGATGGAAGATCCAAAACATGAAAAGGGGATTTCCCCGGAACAGAAAACCCACATGCTCAATTACTTTGATCAGCAGTACAAGCAAAAGGGGGGATTCAAATGGGACGACACCAAAAAGACAACTCTGAATACCTATCAGACAGAAGATCCTACAGCTTACATGGACATCAATAAAGTTCTCTCTGAGGCAGTAAAAGATTATAAACCTGATGAGTGGGAAAAAACCAGGGATATTGAAACGGGAAAATGGATATACCGCAATAAAGTAAGCAATGAAAGTATTGAAGAAGAAAAGCTTTGGCTGACAGGATTGCAGTATGCTCAGTCAGATCCTGCTTTTATGGCTTATCTGAAACAAGGCAGTAAAGTAGGATATGCACCAGGGTATTTTTATCCGGATGACTATGGAAAGGATGAAACAGATCCGGTTAAAAAAGCTGAAATGGAAAAGCTGGCCGGCACCATGATCAATCCGGTAAAAGTGGTGGAGACAGAAGTAGAGGATCCAAATGATCCTACTAAAAAGGTCAAGGTACAAAGCCTGGAACTCAACTACGAAACTCCCATGGCTAAAGCCTTATCTGCCATGTCTGACAGGGTAGGATACACTAAGACTGTAGACGATGTTACCATACAACGGGCAAATGATTATGGCCTTGCCGGATATAACAGCAGTCTTAGAAAGTCTGAAAAACAGTTTGAACATGATCTGAAGATGCAGGAGCAGGAAGCAGAAGCTAAAGCAAAAGCTGAATTGGAAGCACAAACAGCTGCTGGTGATACTACAGGTACAGGATTAAGTCCCAATGTTTTAAGTCCTTCGGGTTATTCTTCTTCTTTAATGATAGGAGAGAAGTCGGTTCCTTTGGACAAAGAAGAACTGGATAAGCTGGAGGAGAACCTGGCAGTTGTAAATGGTATTTTGAAAAAAAATCCAAACAACCTGAATGCCAAATTCTTACAGGCCAGGTATATAACCCTGAAAGAGAACCTTAATGTGGCAGTATCTGAACAGATGAACCCTTCAGAAAGGAACTTATTTAACATGTATCAGAAAGAAGTTCTGAATCCCGGAATCCTGAAAACCTTTGGGAAGCCTACAGATACCAAGAACTACAATCCAAAGATATGGAAGCCGGTAAACCTGGCTGTAGGAACAGTATGGGACCTTACAGATCTGGGAGAACAGTTACAAGATGTCGCGGAAAAATATGAGGACATTAAAAAAGATGTAATAAAGAAAGAGAAAGAGAGCACCTATAACCAGAAAGTCTTTAACTTAGGGGATGATGAAGTTTCCACAAAAATGAAAACAGAGATCATGGCCCAGATAGAGACTCCGGGAGATGTTGTTTTCATCAACTCTAAAGGAAAGCAGACCACTTTGAAACTGGATGCTAAAAAATGGGGAGGAGGAGAAACTAAAGATCTCAGTCTGATCACACCTTATCTGGTTCCTCAGACCTATTCTCCCCAAGCCGGAGAGCAGGCTTATGTATATTTGAAGTTTGATAAAAGCCTGGTACCTGATGGAACCCGTATTGAAGATGCTGATGGGAATGACCTTAAAGACGGAGAGACATTTAAAGTGGAAGTAAACAGAAAAAATCTGAATCAAAAAATGATGAGCATTTTAGGACCTGATGCTACTCCGGCACAAAAAGCTATATTTTACAGGACAGATCCTATCTTTAATAAGGCAGAGTATTTCGTTCACCAGGCTTTAGAAGAGAATCTGGGGAAAGAAGATCTTTCTGCACCAAAGGTAGCAGAAATAGTCCCAGGAGAGTTTGAGGTTTATATAAAAAATCTCAACGAACAGGGAGTTACTTATGCCATATATGATATGACAACCGGGCAGTTTACTGATGAACAGACTGAAGTTACTACAACAGATGCCAATGGAAATATGTACAAAGCTAAGGATAAGTTCTCTGCTAAAATTACAGAGCTTTTATACAATGGTATTGAAGCCCATAAAGCTGTAGCAGCGAAAAAGAACAAGTAAAAAAAGATAAGATATTAAAAATTTTATATGGCTGGTACTAAATCAGAAGTTGTAACCGAAAAAGGTCAGAAGACTGCAGTAGAGGTCATGAATGATCTGATGAAAGGGACTGCAGATACTCCAAAACCTGTAGTTAAAACAACAGAGCCTCCTGTACTAAGTGCAGTGGATGTAATGAATAAGCTGATGCGCGGAGAATCTGTAGAAGTAAAATCTCCGGCTACTTCCGGTTTTCTTTCTGCTGATGCCCCGGTATCTACGTCTTCCACAGGGCATACTCCTGATCTCCAAAAGAAACTGGAGGAAGGAATGGATATCAGTAACGACATAGACAACTACTACATAAATAAAGCCCATGACCAGTCTTTTGTAGAGCAGTCTTTACTGACTACGGGAAGAATGGTATCTAATTTTTTGTATGGAGCTGTATCAGCAGCAGGAAGTACTTTAGATATGATCGATACTCCTATGATGCTTACTGGGGTGATCAAAGAGTATGGTAATATCCTGGGAGATGCTGCTAAATCAGCACAAGAATGGGAAGAGGAGAAATATCCTATTTACAAAAAAGATCCAAATACAACCATCTTATCCGGAGGGTTACTGGATCCGGGATGGTGGGGAAATATTATGGTAGGGGTATCACACTCTGCCGGTATATGGGGAGAATCTGTGGCTGCAACTTTAGGTGCTGGAGCTTTGACTGGCCCTACAGGATATCTGGCCGGCATAGGAGCTGGAATAAAAGCTATGAAATCTGCAAAAGGGTTGAGTAATATCTTGAAAGTAGCCAAGAACAGTGACCAGATCCGGAGATCAATCATGCTCTCTACTGCCCTTCGTGGTATGAATGAGCTTCAAATGGAAGGTGTGGACAGTTATCACCAGGTATATAAAGGGATGATAGATAAAGGCATGTCCCATGAGGAAGCTGTCAAATATGCTTCTGTGGCTGCTGCTAATACTGCCAGGCTTAACTTGCCTAAGGTAGCTTTGGATCTATTGCAAGCCAAGCTCCTTTTGGTGAATCCCATGTCAGGATCCACAGAAGGACTTTTAGAAAGTTTTCTTGGCAAACTACCAACAAAAATAGGAACTCCAACAAAGTGGATTGCAAATATGGGTGGAGAGTCTTTTGAAGAATATTACCAGGCTATAGCTCAGAATGAAAGTGTGTATAAAGCAGAGATGATGGCCGGCTTAACTCCTAAAACCACTTTGGGAGAGAGACTTAAAAAATATAACCGGGATGGTAATACCTGGGATGCTGCTTTCAGTGGCGCCGTAGGTGGCCTGGTATTAGGTAAACTGCAACAGAGTTTCCAGAAATGGGGAGAAGGTAAAGGAATCAAGGATCTTCGTTCTGAGCAAGAGAAGTTTGTACAGAATATGTCTGCCGGCATGACCCTGGAAATGGTGGAAAAAATAAGCCAGGCTGTACAGGAAGGGAAGCCGGAGAAAGCAAAAGCCCTTTTAAGAGATCTTTCAGAACATAAGGCTATCACTGCTACACATCTGGATGCCCTCACGGATAGGGATACTGCCTTCAACTCTTATATGACCTACCTGGATAAGACCATAGAGGCCGCGGAAAAAGGGGATATGGATGCTTTAGAAGGGTTGATTGTACCAGGAATGGATCTGCAGGATGTAAAGGAAAGATTTAAGGTCTACCGGGAAGATGCTCTTGCAATCAAAGAGTTATACGACAACAATACAGAAAAACATTCCCGGGAAGCAGTAGTACCTATAACCCGGCTGGAGTATGACATTAAACGCCTGGGGGAAGAGCAAAAGACTTTTCCTGCAAGACTGGCTGCTGAAAAAGCCAATATAGCCGATTATGACAGCCTTTCTACTATTGGCAAGCAACTGTATGACCTGCATGCAGAAAGGGCAGCTAAGAGTGTAAAGGGGCTTCCTGTGGAAGATCTGACCCAAGCTATCAATACTTTAACCCAAACACTCACTCCTGAGCAAAAGGCCCAGGACCAGAAGATCCTCAATTCCATTTCCTGGAATAATGGATATACCAGAACAGTAGATGCCCAGATAGCCAATCAAAAGGCTTTGGATAACAAAAGGGAAAACCTGATCCTGTGGAAAGACAGCAAGTACCAGGAGATGTCTGTGGAGCAGAAAGATGAAAAGCTTATCCGGGATGCAAAAAGTTTGAAAGAGCTGGATGCCATAAGAATAGCCTTGGCTACTCAAAAGAGGCTTACCCAGAATAAAAGGAATATGATAGGAGAGAAAAGGAAAAACCTTTTATTGGAAGAAAAAGACAAGCCTGCCAGTTTAACAGCTTCTCCTACGGTGCCGGCTTTTGTAGCAAACCCAGCTACCATTACTCCTTTGGCCCCTGATGCTTTTGATACAGCTAATACCACGAACTCTATCCCCTCTGTTGAAGATACTACGACAACAGCTACAGCAATACCTTCTCCGTCACCGGCAAATACCTCCATGACACAACCTACTGTGGAAGAGTTAAGCGCCATATTGAACCAGGCTATTGAACAGGGAGTACAGGAAGAAGATGAAGATAGTGATGACATCTTTGATACTGATGCCATTCCTGAAAAGGAGTTCCGCGACAAAATGAAAACCCTGGTGAAAAAAAGGGTGGAGGAATTGACAGCAGAACTGGGACACAGACCAAGTTTCACGGAATTCTTCCAGGACTTTGTAGACAAGACCTCTGAGCAAAAAGGGGATCAGCACTTTGAGGCTTTAAAAACTGCCTGGCTGGACAATGGATACCCTAAGGTCAACTTTGATGCTATCAGGAATGCCATATCCCGGTCCAAAGTCACTTTCAGTGAGTTGTTGGGAACACTGGATCAGCAATCAGGAGAAGTAGTACAACAGCCGGCTTCTCAGGAAGCTGCCGGAGTAGAGTCTGTGTTATATGATACCAAGCTTTATCCACTTCCGGAGGGCCACAAGAACAGGTACAAGATAGACGATTTTACAAAATATAAACCGGGGACTAAGTTGTCCATGGAAATGATGGAAGATCCGGGAGAAACCATCACTATCTGGGACCAGGAACAGCCACGGGAAGTATCCCTGGCTAAATGGGTAGCAGAGAGTGGGGGATCTACACAGGATTATGTGGATGATGTTCCTATTTTGGTGAAAGATGAGTCCGGTGAACCTGTTGCCACCATTCCTCAGGTATCTTTTTTTAAACGAGAATCCTGGGGAAGGGATTTACCTGAATCCATCCGGGAAGCAAAAAGACAGGATGCCATAAACAATGTCCGCAAACTTCGAACAGAGTTATATGGTGCTCCCTATAAAAAGGTCAGCATAGAGATCACAGAAAGGAATTACGGCACTATGCTTACTTTCCCCGGGAAGGAGAAAAGACAAGTAAGTAAAGCAGATCCTACAGCTCCTATAGGGGTGAAAAACTCCGGCCCCAGTTTCACTACTACAGAGGGGATCATATCCACAGACCAGATATATAATCCGGGCAACACCCTGAAAATATCAGATGGTCACAAATATGAGTTTCGTAAAATGGGGGAGAAAAATGGTAAACCATTCTATTGGGCACAAAGGGTGCACTATGGCAATATCAGCCAGCAGGAAGCCCAGTCTGTTTACTATGCCTGTGCTTCTTATATCTTCCAGGATATCAGCGCGGAGCAAAACCCTAAGGCCAAGGAATTGTCTCACAAAATAAAAGACAAAGTAAAAGCTGCAGGAGGAGATGCCGGTATGAATATCCACTGGGTATCTAACCTGGAGACTTACATTTCCCAGTTTGTGGATCTGTCTAATTTGAGTATTGCAGATGATGAGGCTCTTTTGATAGCTTTACATTCTACTGCAGATCCCAGCCTTTTTAAAACAGAAGAAGAAAAAGAACAAGCTAAAGCAAGAATAGGAAAACCTTATATCATCACCCAGCATGGAACTATTTTATTTGGAAGGCTTGGACAACAGATACAGGTAGAACAGTATGATAGCAATGGAGTGAAAAAATGGGTTACTCTTTCTTACCTGGAGAATAACATGAAACTGTTTAAGGTAAGGTCACAGGATACTGCCATACAGGTAAAGAACAAAGGCTTATTGCTGGAAGCTTTGCAGAGACTGTTAAATGATACTACGGAAAACGGGTTTAAGCAGGGAATGACCAAAAAGGAAAACCATCTGAAATCAAAGATACCTGTTTCCCTGATATCCCGTTCTGCGAATAATGTGGTGGATGTTACTACTTATACCGGAACTGATGGTAAAAGTGATTATGCTTCTTATCTGAAGGACACCATGTATACAGTACTGGATGCTGTCAATGTGGGAACAAAGGAAGAACCCCGGTTTGTCAGCATGGTGAATAATGAGATCAAATTCAAGGCTTTTGTTCCTGAGGAAGCCCGGTTAAAAGCTGTACAAAAAACAGAACAGGTGATTGCGGAAGAGGTAAAAACCCCTGAGGGTGTAGCAGACATGTTCACAGAGCAGTACATGAGGGACCATGGTTACTCTGAAGAAGCTATCAGAAAATTTTTAAGCGGGGATAACTTATATGATGTAGACCTGGAGAACTACAAAAGGGTGACAGATGAGATGATGCAACGGGTCAAAAAAAGAATGACCTCCATATCTGATCTGGACTCTTCTGACCGGCAGGAGTTAATCAACTATATTTCTCGTCAGATAGAACAGCGCTTAGATGGAAAAAACAAAGAGGTGATCTCCCGGGAAGATACCATAGGAGAAGTCACCCACTCTTTTGAGAATATCATACAGCCTAAAATGGATTTCTGGAGATCGGAGGTCAAGAAGCTGAAAGAGATCCTGGCAGCTAACCCGGCTTCCACCAGACTTCAATACCTCATTGATGATATGGAGTTAAACATCCATAATGTCATGATGGTCAGAAAGCATTGGAAATCCCTGATGGAAGACGTAGAACTGGAGCTGGAAAGGAATATTAATCTGAAGATAAAGGATTTCTCCGAGGAGTCTTACTCTAAAACAGCCATGGAAAGAGATCCGAAAAGCTCTGTCAGGCTGATGGTAAAACGTTTTCTTTCCCGGATCCCAAGATATGAGAACGGATACCGGAAAATAGGCTTCCTTGGTGTAGAGTCTTATCCCGGATTTGACTATTACTTTGATCTCTTGGGAGAAGTGCTTAGTCCTCAGGCTGCAGAACAAGAAGGCAAAGCTACCAATATCAGTGTCCGGGCAGAGTGGGATGATATTATTGCGCGGTTAAAACAGAACCAGGAGAGGTATCCCTGGATAAAATATCTGTTGGAACAGCTGGAAACAGCTCCCCAGCAGTTGAAAATACAGTTTACTGTGGGCCTTGCCGGTAAACACAATATCCACCCGGAGTTTGTAATGATCAGCAAACACGGAACTGGAGTGTATCTCAGAAGCTGGGAAACCAACTACTCAGATAAGGTAAAGGTAATACGCCGGCAGTGGGAAAGCAACTCCAAAGACATTGATCTGTTCACCTATTCTGATGGAGAATACCGTATTAACATTGACCATGCCAAATATCTTTTGGGTCAATACCAGATGTTCCTGAAAAGAGGACTTCATAAACTGAAAGAAGCTCAGGAGTGGCTGTCAGAGTTTGGTATAAACCTGTCCATGGATGCCATGGAATTCCTTAAAACAGATGGGTACACTTTATTTGATGGGAGTACCCGGATGAGGATCAAGGACCTGTTCCCGCAAGCAGAAACAGAAAAGAATAAAACAGCTTTTTCCGAGACAAACAATATCTTTAAAAAGCTGGCCTCTGTGCTTACCCTGGCTATAGCAGCTAATGAAGCTAATCCGACAAGGGCACTTTCCATAAGAGAAAGAAAGGACCTGGACCCTTTTGCCGCGGCACATGGCCTCATAGGAAGGCTGGCTTCTGTAGAAGCAAGGTTTTCCCTGGTAGTATCACCAAATGCTTACAGGGACTCTGGAAAGAATATTTATGCCATTACCCAGAACAAACTGGCTTGTCAGCAGGTAGAAGATCTTATCCGTAATGATGAAAGTGGAAAGGCACTGATAGACAGTAAACTGGAGCAGGTATTTGATGGAAAATCCATGATCCTGAAGCTGATGAAGGAGTCTCCGGAATTTGCTAAAAGCTTCCAGATAAGCCACATCAGCCTGGAGGCCCTGAAAGAAGAAAGACGGGATTCTCCTTTTAACATGGAAGTCACCCGGTTATCAGATGCAGATAAGCACATGATGACTATGGGCTTCATGCAAAGCACTACCCAGGGTTCTATTATGGTCTCCGATGAGATGAAGAAGATCTTCATGGGTATCCCTGTAAGAATGGCCAGGATGCTTCTTCCTACTATGTCAGACAAAGAACTGATGCTGGAGGTGCTTACTGCTATTTTAGCTCCTAATTCCAATAATTTCCGGGATTTAGAAGGAAATACAGGACTCAGTGATAACCTTCTTCGGCTAATGTACTCCCAAATGGTAGAGCCGGAGCTGGATAGGATCATAGACTATCATATCCGCAAGGCCAGGGGAGAACAGTTCAATCAAAAAGACTACGATAAAGCTGCCCAGATATTTCATTTTATCCCGGAAATGAATAATGTTACCCGGATGGTACATGGGCAAGAGGTCAGGGTGATAGAATATTTGCAGGCCAATGCACACAATATGACTGCAGAGGAGATAGCAAGGGAAAAACAGAGATTGCAAATAGCCTCTTACAGGAAGATGGAAGATGTAGTTACTGATGAGGTGACCAATGTAGTGCACAACTGGTTCAAATGGGGCTTTGCCGTACAGGAGAAAAATGGATCTGTTTCTTTCCCTTATATGGACAAGAACTATGTGAATGATGCCGGGTGGAAAGGTACCTCAGAGGAGAAGCTGATGCACTTTGCCTATGACTATGTGGTAAATAACATGCTGACCAATGCCAACCACTTCATGATGTTTGCCGGTGATGTAGCCAATTTTGGAAAGGCAAATGCCTTTAGCACCAAAGATTTCGAAGACGGGAATCCCACCAGGCCCTTAGGTGATGGCTCTGTTTACAGGATGAACAGTGAGAATATTATTGGCAGAAACGTAGGAAAAAGGTTGGCCATGCTGATTGCCCCCGGGGATCCCCTGTTCAACAGTGAAAATGACAATTACATACAACTGTTCCTGGAGGATGCTAAAGTAGTGGCCCCTAATGCAGAGTACATGATCGATCTGCACTATGAAGGTAAAAGGACAGATAAAGTAAACGAGCTTTTATACCAGGCCAGAAATGAAGATGACAAGAAAAAAAGTGCCGTGGAAACCTTGTCAAAAATGTTTCCGGACATAGCCAGTTTTTTCAGCATAGAAAATACAGACAGCCAGGAAATGATGACTGCCGGAGAAGCTTTGAATGTGGCTTACCGGAGAGGCAATCTTTCAGAAGAAAAATATAAAGAGCTGAAAGGAAAGATAAGAAGACAAAGAGCTGCAGAAAAGGAAGGAAAACCTATAGCAAAAGCTGATTTCATTTCCCATGAGGATATCAACCTGGTATTCCAGCCACAGAAGCCGGTTTATACAGGATATAAAATGGAAAATGGCAGGACCCGGATGGTATACATCAAAACCTCTGCTATCTCTTTACTTCCCCAGTTGACCGGCGCTGATACCCAGCTGTATGGTCTCCGTAGAAAAATGGAGGAAATAGAGGACAGTTCAGGGAGAAATGTAAGGGCTGTTTATGTTTCCGGGGCCAAGATAGGTTCTCCACAGAAAGCCTTCTCTGTCTGGAAAGCAAATGGGGATTTTAAAGAAGATGCCATCAATGTGCAAAGTGTGGTAGACAACCTCAATAGTGGAAATCCGGACTCCGCACTTATTTTACCAAGAAAGTTTTTCCGCATACAACAAGATATACCATTTAAATCCCACTATAAAGAAGAAGACCTGACCAAGCTGGGTACACAGATGATGAAGACCATCTTCGGTAACGGAGTTTCAAAAATAAAAGAAAAAGTCTTCAGCTATAAAGGTGAGATGCTTTCAGGAGAAGAACTCTACAAGGAGTATAATAGCCTGATCGATACCTGGATAAAAACAGAAAAGACAAAACTTTACCGGGAACTGGGGGTAGATGAACTTACCGGAAAGCCAAAGAACATGAGAAAATTCTCTGAGAAGCTTCATTCTATGTTGTTGAAAGAGGCCCGGAAAAGAGATTATCCTTTACAGGATCAGCAGGCCCTGGGACTGGATATAAAAAGAGATGACCTTACCGGAGAAGTTTTAGATGTCCGGTTTACCATTCCTTTGTGGCTGACACCTAACTCCAACAGATATGAGTCCCTGCTAAACTCTATTGTAGGCAACAGGATGCTGAACCTGGAACTCCCCGGGGTTGGTTTGGTTACAGCTTCCAGTCAGGGGTTTAAGTGGAAAGCTACTGATGATCTTACAGATGTTCAGAATTTCTCCGACATCATCTGGAGGAAAACCCGGTTCAATGGAGAATTGAGGGCCTTTGATACTGATGCCGGCACTAAGGCACAGATACTGGTACCTTCTAAATTTCGTGGCAGAGATGGTAAGCTGATAGATCTTCTGGATCCAAAAAACGGATACTTTTATGAGGAAGGAGGAAGGAAATTTCTAAATGAAGACCGGATAAAGGCAGAGCTGCTGGAGTCTACCTCTTTCCGTATCCCTACTTCAGGACATGTGTCTATTGCTTCTGTAGAGATAGTCGGATTTCTGCCTCCACAGAATGGGGATATTATGGTGGTGCCTCCTAACTTTCTTCCTCAAAAGGGACTTGACTTTGACGTAGATAAGGAATACCTGTACAACTTATGGCATGCCCTGGATGAAGAGGACAATATTGTTTCCCTGGAAGACGGTATAAAGATGACCTACCAGGAAATAGAAATGCTGGAAAAGAACATCAATGATCAGATAGAATCCATGCGGGACTATTACAAGGACAACCAGGAAATGCTCAATGAGATAGATGAATTGAAAACAGATCTGGAAGTCAGGAAGACCCTAAGCTTTGATGGAAAAGAGTCCAAGAAAGCTGTCCGGGAAATACACACCAAGATAAAAGAGCTGAAAGAAGAATTGCTTGTATTTGGCAATGAGGTATTGGATGAAAAAGTAGGTGGAAAATACTGGGAAGTAAATGATAACCTGAAAAAAGAGATCAAGAAAGCTTTGACCAAGCTGGCAGAAATGGAAGATTATAAAACCCAATTTCTGCAAAATGACCTGGTTAGAGTATACAGCTCTGTTATGTCTACAAAGGACAAAAGAGTTCAAAGAAAGATAAACAAGGTGCTGTCTATGGATTTTGTCCGTGACCAGGCTTCTTATATTGAGCAGACAGCTACCGGGAAAAAGACCCAGTTCTCTATGCTGACTCCCGGATTTCAAACAGAAAAAATGAAACAGGGAGCTGCAGGAAACGGAACCATAGGTGTGTACTCCAACTTCCTGGTAGTACACGGCCTGTCTCAGCAGACAGAAGCTCCTTTGAGGCTGATGACCAAGATATGGAATGAGGAAAAAGAGAAAATGGAAACGGTCCCTTACAGTCTTGTTATAGGAAAGTTCAAATCTGATGGTTACCTGGGCAGAGGTCTTACCCTGGATGGTGCAAGAGATGTCTCTTCTGTTTATGAAGAAAGACAACAGACCTCATTGGATAATGAGAATGAAGGTATTCTGGGCCGGGTAGGGGTAAGTATGAGTACGATCAATGTAGACTGCATCCTGGTAGGACAAGGATATGACAGGGATACTTTTGAAATAGGGGACCTGACAGATGTGAATGTTCAGAAAGAGATCCAGAGTAATCCTTTTGGGGTAATTGAGAAAAATGGAAAAGCTTACAGAGAGGTCAGTATTCCTTACTTGCTTTTATCTCAGCCACTGGTTAAAAAATATATTCAGGAGGTACAGGATTCAAACTCCATTACCCGGGGATATGAAAAAAATAAAAAGAGAAAGATACTGGAAAAGCTGATAGAAGAGTATGGTGGACTGGAAAACTTCGAGCTGGCAAAAGAGGATCATATCCGGAGAATGCTTACCGGTGAGAACCTGGCCAGGAACCTGGAAGGGCTTACAGATAATATGGTACAGCTTTCCGCGCTGGGGATAGTGGAGGAAATAGAAAGACTGTTCTCCAGTTCTATGACCTCTTTACAGCAAAGATTGAATATACAGGGGAATGAGCTGGGTATTTCTAATCTGGAAGCCAGGCAGAAATACAAGAATCTCTTCAAGTTCAACAGCAACTTTCCTATCCAAAATGCTTCTAAGCTGGTAGGAGATTATCTGTCTAAAAAGAAAGCTGCCCAGTTACTTTCTACTGAAGCGGGTAAAGAGCTGATAAGAAAAAATGGATTTATCATCCTGGAGTCTCCTGTTCCTGGAGAAAGAGAGGTGGTAATGAGGCCAACTTCATTCTCCGGTTCCCTGATGGTATATGCACCAATAGCCAACAAAGAGCTTTGGGATAATTTCTTTCCTTATAAGAGTGCTGTAGTGGAGGAGTCTGTTACTGCCCTGCTGAATATTTTCGGTGGTGTGAAAAAAGGATCAGACATCAGTGATAAATCCATACTGGATACCACTTACCTCATCATGGAAGAGATGAAAAAATACCTCAACTCCAGTGAGGATCTGGGTACTTTCTCCGGAGATCCACAAATGCAAAGGGCCAGGCTTACCATATCGGATGAGAATAATGTCTCTTTACCTAAATACATGCGGGAATTATTCAGCATGAACAAAGAGGGCCTCTCCGTAGAAGAATCCAAGGGCCTTGACATGGTAAAAAACAATAAGGTCACCTCCCGGCTATTCTACAATTTTGATAAGGGAGCTCCTTCTACCCTGAAATTTGATAATAACCGCGGGGAAGACTCCAATGAGTCTTATAAATACCAGGCTATAGTGGAATTGCTGGAGAAGAATTTACCACTGCCGGCTTGGAATAAACAGCCTTATACTACCCGGCAGCTGGGCATAGACCTGATCAGCTATGCTTACCTGGAAGGAGGAGTGCAGAAAGCTATCCAGTACATCAAATACATTTCTATACCTGTTCTGGAAGAGATCGGGTATGCTACCACTTCCCGGAAATGGCAGGAAGCCATAGTCTATGGAGATGAGCATGTCATAGAAGGTCTTTTTGGTGGCCAGGGATATTACTCCAATCTGGCAAAGCAGGTGGTACAGCATAACCCCGGAAAGGTAAAATACCAGCTGACCAAAGAACAGATCACAAATACAAAGGATGTGGAAGGTAAACCTTCTGTGATCCTTGGAAATACAAACAGTTTTGTTCCGGAAGAGTTTTCCTTCATTGAAGATGATATGGTAGAACCTTATGCTACCATATACAATGAGCTGGGTACTGGCCGGGATAAGCTGATGCTCTTTCAATGGGATATGGAAAACAGCCGGTATACCAGGATCCCTACTTTCAACTACTTTGGGATGAGCCAGTATTCCATGAAGACAAACCATGTGACTCCACTGACTGAAGTCAGATGGACACCGGTGAAGCCTTCTTCAGGACAGGTGCTGCCTACAGAAGATAATACAGATCGGTCTTCTTTATTTGAACTGGGTACCGGGGATGCTATTAAGATCCTGGATGCCATTGCTAAAGCTGATTTTGGGACCACCTCTTTTCTGGCTTCTTATACGGCAGGTTTTGTAGACAAGACCCTCAAAATAGATATAGTAGATGAGACTAAAGAGGGAGATACTCCTTTCAGAGCTGTCTACAATCCAAGCAGTAACACCCTCAGGATAAGCCGTAAATTCCTCAATAACCATAAATATTCCCCGGAGGAAATAGCTTACACGATAATGGAGGAGATGCTCCACTCTGTTATGAGCAGGGAGTTGATCAAGTACTTTGATGCAAAAGGAAAACTCCTGGTCCCGGAACAGTATCTTCCTCCACATATACTCCGGTTACACCGGCTTTTACTGGAAACACAATCTTTCTTTGAAAAGATGCCACAGGAGCAAAGAGATGCCCTTTTTGGAGATGATATTTCGAAGGAAACCCGGGATATGCATGAAAGAGAGCTGTTTGTTTACACGCTGGGTAACATACATGAGTTTGTAGCCAAGATCCTGGCTAAGCCTCATATTCGGGAAGCCATGTCAAAAGTGCCCTATAAGAAGACAAATATGAGCCTTTTGGAGAGGTTCTACCAGATCTTCCAGGAGTTCTTAGAGAAAGCCGGCATGAAGTTCGACAAGGATACAGTGGCTTTCCATGCTGTAGCAGAGATATTTTCCTGGCTGGAGCAGAACAATGGAGATACTGTACAAAGTAATTCTATACAGGAACAGGTAAAAACTGCTCTCAGTAACAGCATCCTGACAGTAGAACAGGAGCTGGAAAACCGGAGATTAGAAGCAGAAGAGTTCCGCAAGAGCCTGAAAGGGGCACAGCCTACAGTAAGACAGAAAAAGGAATTCATCGTTTCCAAGCTGGAAAATGGAGAGGAGATCTTAGGGACTATTCAGCAGGGGTTCAATGGAGGATATGATTTCGTGGACAAGAAAGGCTCCCGGGTAAGGTTCTATAATCACTCCGGGAATATTACCCAGGAAGATTACAATAAGACTGTGAGATTGGTACTGGCCCCTGAAGTGAAAGCTGAAGACGGGAAAGTTTTCCGTGATGTGATACAAGTATGGGCAGGGGATAAATTCTTTGGCAATGTACAGGAAACAGACTGGAAAGAAACTCCTGCTGTTGATCTGCTTAAAAAAATAGATCTGATTGAAACCCGCATAGCTAATGGAACAGCTGATCCCCAGGAGTATAAGGATCTGGATGAATACCGGAAACAATTGGGTATGGCTCCCAGATATGGGATAACAGGAGCTAATTTTGAAACTCAAAGAGAGCAATTACCAAAAGATCCTACCGACAAACTAATCTATGTATTTGAAAAGCTGGGGAAGAAAAATGTAGATAAGATTCTGGAAGGCAGAGATGAAGATGGAAATGCTGATTATTTGGTAGCTTATATTCCGGATAACATGACCAAAGAAGAATTTGAAAATACGGATCTTGATGAGTTTGAATTTGAAGATGCTACTTATGATACAATTATGCGTCTTTTAAAAGGAGTAAAAAAGTTTAACGGAACTGCAAGCTTTTATATAGAAGAGGCTATTTCTGACCCTGATAATTATAGGTCTATTGCTGCAGAAAATTTTCTTTTACAGATAGCAGATAAAATAAATGAGATCAACCCAACCATACTAAACCCTGATCAAGGGAGTTTATTTGACCGGGCTTTACCTGAAAAAAGGGATGATTTCCTTTTTGATGTGGATATGCCTGAAATGGGGGCTGCCTTGGAGATCGTTTATGGTCAGTGGCCTGGATTGGAACAAGAACTCCCTAAAGAAAAGTATATGGAATGGGTTAACACTATCTGGCCGGACTCCTATGTGAAAAGGGTGGTCTATCATGGAACAGGTTCAGATATAGAAAAACTGGAACCTTCTCCTAATTCCGGGCTTATCTTCTTCGCGGCTAATCATGAATACAGTGCTGTTTACGCTGAGTGGAGAAAACAGAATTTGGAGCATGAAAAGTCTTGGAGGAAAGAAACTGCTAAAGTATATGACTTTTGGAATAAAGCTTTATTCCGGACAGATGTAGATGCTATTCCTGCACAAATGCTGGTGGATGAGACTATTGATGTTTTACTGAAATACAAGAAAGAAACTCCTGAACGGATATTCAAGGGCCTTTTTGGTGATCTTCCTTCTAATTTAGTTGAGTTACAAAAAGAGATCATAGAGAACTACAATGAAAAGCAATTTATATGGGATAACGGGGATGAAGATGTTGCAGACTATGAGGACTATGTAGAGATGCAGGAAAGACAAAACTGGACAGAAGAACAGTGGCAGGCTTCTTATATAGCAGAACAAAAAGAACTGGAAAAAGAGGCTTTTGTTTATCAAAGGGATAAGGAAGAAGTATACAGACTGATGAGAAAGAATTTCTATAAATTAGAAAATCAGATCAATGGCCCGGCATACAAGAAGGTAAAAAAATATTTTGAGGTTCCGGCAAAAGCTAAGGTGCTTCCTGTACTTTTAAATGTAAAAAACCCACAAATAATTGATGAAGAGATCACCACTTACAACATAACAAGTGGTATTATCCCTATAGATCCTGCAGCAGATGCCATAATAGGAAAGGATGCTCCTTTATATGCAGACTCTTTTACCGGCAAGGATTGGAAAGAAGAAGAGGTTTTTGTGATCAAGAACCCGGATCAGATATATTACTTAGGATCCCCGGAGGATATAGCCATGGCCAAGCAGTTTGCTAATGGCAATAAATACATCTCCGTAAATGACCCTACTCTGTTCTCTGATAATGTGGAAGATGTGGCTGAAGAGGAAAAATTAAGCTGGAAAGACCGGGAAAATAAAACAGATTGTCCGTTTTAACCATTAAATTTGAACCATGAGTACAGATTGCGGAGGAAGAAAATTACCCTTTAAAACAGCAGAAGCTAATGCTAAATCCTGGATGAGATCCGAGGGTTTTATCAATAATTTTTTGGAGATCACAGCAGCCCCGGAGGAAAAAGAAAAGGAGTTTTTCCGGATAGCAGAGAGCCTTAAAAAACAAGGGATTCAGAAGTATGGCATTCTGACAGACTGGGTATACATGGCCGGCCAGGGGAAGATAACTGTAAACCGCGAGGCTTTTAAAGCTGCAGATGTACTCAATGGGGTTATCTATAATAACGAAGTAGATCCTTCTAAATACCTGGATTCCCGCAAAGATCAGAACCTCTATGATGTGGATGATGAGAACTTTTTTCAGGCCCAGGATACTCCCCAGGATGACTTTGATATAGAAAGTACCACAGACACCAATATCAGGGCCAGCCTTCCCCGGTTATTACAGTTAAAGGAAAAGCTTGCTGCTATAATAAGAAGGGAAATAGCTGAGATGAACAGCATCATGGAGAATTTCAAGGAAGACAAGGAGGTTTATACCAAAGCTTTGAAGAGAAGAGGAGAGCTTCAAAAGAAGCTGGATGGGACTGTTATTGTAAACTCCCTGGGAATAGATCCGGTGATAGAAAAGGGTTTGCTCAAAGAAATAGAAGAACTGAAAGCCTGGAACAGCCATGATCCGGCAATGTTTGGGCCCATGATAGAGTCTGAACTGCACAGGCTGGAAAAGATCATGGAACATGACCTGGACTCTTCCGAGAAAATAGAAGAAGCCAACCTGATCATTGATTTTGTTCTTGCCATGAATAACTTTGACCGGCAGTTTGTGGAGAAGGATAACCATCCTATCTATCATGCCGGAGAATTGTATGTAGGGGAAACCCTGGTGCTGACAGATACTGACCGGGAATACTATGCCAGGTGGGCTGTAAGGGCTTATGAAGCCAAGAGTAAACTATTCAGTGCGGAAAAGAGAGAAATAGAAAGAAGGGTGAACTCTGATGTAAATGTCCAAAAGATGTTTGACGGAAAGCAGTTTACTTTTGAAGAGATCACAGAACTGAAAGATGGGTTAAAAGATATAGACTGGATATCCAGTGCCGTGCTGGATATCACTTCCGGGTATATGACCCATAATGGTATGCTGCCCCATGTAATGCTGAAAATGCTCTCTGATGCCCTGGCAGATGCCCAGATAGAGCAGAGGGCTTTGGAAGAAACCCTGGACCAGACAGTAGAAAAGGCACAGGAAGTGCTTTCCAGTAAGAAATTTGAAGGAGGAAAGTATCGATTAGCTTCCCTGGGTATCATTGGAATAAAAGGGGTTTCCTGGAGCCTGTACTGGCAAGAAGGAGAAAATGGCCTGCGGACAGGTTTTCTGGTAAACAAACTTTCATCCAAATGGATGAACCTTCAGGAAGAAATAGAAAAGAAATACAGGAAGATGACCTATGGTCCAAAGACAAAAGCAGAGCTGGACCTGGCTAATAAAAAGAGAAATGACTGGCTGACAGAAAACGCCAAGCTCATCCAGTCTTCTTTGCTCCCGGAGATCAGGGATGAAGTATTCAAAGTCCCTCCTGCCGGCCAGGAAAATCCCCTGGCTGTTCTTCAGAAATATTTTCAGGCACCGGATAACCAGCAAAAAGCAACCCAGCATAAAGCAGAGCTGATATCCATTATAGGAGAAGAATATTATAAGGAAAGAGTAGAAAAACAAAAAGAATTACTCTTGGAATTTGTCACCCAGAGGGAGATCTTCATAGAAAGTAAGCTAAAAGAATATGCTATTCCAGCAGGGGCCACAGAACAGGACCTGAGAAATCTTTATCCGGATCTGGACAAAGCCATCAATTTCTGGGAAGCAAAATATGATCCTTTTATTGCAGAAGAGTACTCTAAGACAGGATATCCTTCCAGTAAGGCTGCCGGACAAAACCACTCTTTCCACTCTTATTATACCTATAACCAGCATATTCCTCTCCGGCATAAGCCGGATGCCTCAGGAAGTATGGTGGAAACAGGTTTTTACGATAATAACTTTGAGCTGATAGAAAATAATCAAGCTCTGCTGGATTTTTACCGGGTAGCCAGAAAGTGGGCCACTACTATGAGAAATAACTTTGGCCTGGGTATCAAAAAGATGTTGCCGGAAGGCTTTATCCCTTTTATGGAAAGGACCCTGGGAGAGCAGATATGGAACTCCGGAGAGGTATCTGAAATGCTCACTCTGGCAGGAAAAATAAAAGCAATCTATACCCATGTATTTGATTATTTGAAAATGGGTATGGGAGTGAGGGAAGAAGATACTTTTGACTATGCGGAGAGAGATCCGTTGACGGGAAAGAAAACTTACAAAATAAACGACACCTTTATAAAACAAAGCCGGAAGAAAACAGAAAATGCCTTTGCTTTGAACCAGGCTGTTTTTGTAAAGAATTATAAAGGACTACGCGGAAGAGATTATCTGGGGCTTATAAAAAGGAACTCAAAAAGAATGGTTTACATAGACCATCCGGATCCTAAATTCAATAATGCGGATGCCATGGCACAGCTTATCTCTCCTTACCTGGGACTGGAGACTCCTCTTACGGGGAAAGAGCTGATAGAAAGATATGGGGTACTGGAAGACAGGGATAGGTCAGGAGCCATGAAAGCTACTATACCCTTAGGAGAGATCCTTTATGATTTTTCCCAGCACCAGGTAGTACAGGAACAGTCTTTTGATTTACCGAAGATCATCCGTTTTTATGGTAAAGCAGCTGCAGATTATAAAGCCCGGACAACAGTGTTACCCACTCTGGCCTTTATGAAAAGGTATTATGAAGAGATCAATGATATTGAGACCACGAATACCGGGGAGCAGAAAAAAGGGAATTTCCGGGGAAGAGAAAAGCCTATTACCCGGGGTTTCAGAAAAAATGCCATAGCCCAGCTGGAAAGCTGGTTCAACATGCGTGTTTTAGGAGATGAAAGTATAGACCATTTTGGTACAACAACCCCTTCTGAGAAAAACATCAATGATGAGGCCAGTGTTGTAAAGAGGACTCTAAAGGGTTTTGGCATAGGAAAGAAAATGATGACTGCCCGGGAGGTAGAACTCAGCAAACAGATAGATGAGCTCCTTCTTACAGAGAAAAATGTAGAAAGAATTGAAACTCTGAATACTATTAAAAAAGGCTTGGGAAGGGTAGTTGCAGTTTCTGCTATCCTGGAATCCATAGGTACTTTTCTGAGAACAAAAGGTTTGGCAGTAAACCTGAATTCAGCAACTACCAACTTGGTAGAAGGACAGCTGGCCAATGGCCTGATGGCAGAGACCTGGGATGATCCGGATTCCATAAACACGGTTACCCTGTCTGAGATAGTGGCTTCAGATCTGAGGAAAAAAGTAGGGGCAAATGGGATAGAAAAAGTGCTTATTGTACAGCACATGCAGGATTTCTGGAACTTGCTTCAGGACTCTTCCAATGACCTGCAACGGTCTACTATAAAATCCTCTCTGTCAAAAATAGACAAATATGGTATCTATTATCCGCAAAGAAAAACAGAGAGTTATAACCAGATACCTCTGATAGCTGCAAAGCTGAAGCAGTTCAAGATAAAAGATAAAGACGGAAACGAAGCTCCTATACTGGATGCCACCGGGGAAAACTCCGCTATGGAATGGAATTTTGAAGAAGGCCGGCCAAGGTTAAAAGCTGCTTTTCGTACAAAGGAGAATATCGATAACTGGGAGCATGCCAATGGAAAGCAGTTCAAGGACTTTCAATCGGAGACCAGAACACTTATCCGGAGAACACACGGGGATTTTGACCCTATAACAGGACAAAGGATCAAAAGGAATGTCTTTGGTAAGCTGGCCATGATGTTTAAAACCTGGCTTCCTATGGAGGTCTGGAAGCGTATTGCAGCAGAGCATGTGGATATTATGGGTGGTACCAGATTCAAAGGCCGGTGGAGAAGCCATACCATGATCACGGCTTCCCTGATGGGGGCCATAGGTGTGGCTCCATTTTTAGGCATTCTTCCCGGGGCTATAACTGCAGGAACCATAGGCGCCATAGCAGGAAGGGCAGTAGGTAAAAAACCCTCTATTGGAGTTCTTAAAGAGTTGTTATATGTTACAAAGATACAAATCCGGAAGCTGATCGGATTACCTGTCAATTACACCAGCCGGATATTTGTCAAAAAAGATATTTTAGGGACAAGGCTTACTAAAAAGGAGTTTGCCAAAATGCAAAATGAAGCCAAAAAGCAAGGCTTCGATGAGCTGGATTTTAAGAACTGGCAGTCCAATATGCAGGAGATCTCCAATATGCTGGTGTTTTTAGCACTTATTCTGTTTGTCAAAGGGCTTACCTGGGATGATGATGATGATGAAGAAGATCCGCGGAGATACACCCACAACATGCTGATCAACATGCTCATCAATTTTGCCGGCAATCAGTACAGCTTTATTAACCCGGCTACCTTATACAAAGACCATGTAGCCGGAGTAGCCATAGTGCGGTTTATTGGAGATATTGAAAAAACCCTGAGGTTAGTAGAGCCTTACCTCAATGATGAGGACTATGAAACAAAAGGCATTCACCGGGGAGAGCACCGGTTTCCAAGGCAGTTAAGAAAAACTTTCCTCCCTTCTTTGTTCAGAGAACCATGGACCCTTGGCTTTGGTACTTTGATGGAAGACCAGTTCACTCCTTTGCCAATGGATAAGATGTTCTATTCCGAAGACAAAAAAGACAAAACCTGGGTAATGCAGCAAAGGGCAAAATATGATCTGATGTTGGAAAAAGAAATGGGTATCACAGATGAGGCAAAGAGAAAGAAGATGCTGGATTATGTCTTTAAAAAGAAACAGGACAAGAAAAAAGACATCAATGAAAGCTATACAGATGTCAAAAACAGGACAGAGAATGTAGAAGAGGAACAACTTCTGGAAGGGCTGATGATCCTGGACAAGCAAGGTAAATTCGAAAAGAAAAAGAAAAAATAACAGGACACCTGCTGGCATCCTGTTATTAAATCCTATACTATGGTAAGAATGTCTTTGAGGGCATCCAGGGTTCCTCCATTTACGAAGTACCGGATATTTTTCCCTTCTCTTTCCGTGGTCACCAGGTCAGATCTTCGAAGCTGGGCCAGGAACTGGGAACAGACAGACTGCTCCAGTTTAAGGGTCTTGTACAGGTCTGTGACTATGGTTCCTGGCTTGTTATCCAGGTAAACCAGGATCTTCTGGTTGGTGGGATGCAGGGCTGCTCTGACCAGCAGTTGCAGTTCCCGGAGTTTAAGTTGATTTGGCAGTTTCATTTGATATTTGTTAGTGGATACGCGTTAAGAATAGATTGTTTTGAAACGGTGATAACCTGAAAAGTACAGTCTCCGTGTCCGTAGCTGTTGTTTTTGATACAGTCTTTTTCTTCTTTGGAGGATGCAGTCCCATCCTGGGTTTCATAGGTACCATACCCGGACTCTTCCAGGATCTTGGCTTTTTCACTGGCTTCTTTAAGGGCATCTTGCACACAAAGCTTGGCAAACTCTGCCATCATTTCTATTTCTTGATCTATAGTCAAGGAGCCTGTATATCTTTTCCCTATTCTGTATCTGTAATTAAAATTCGCCTCTTCTGCTGTTGGTAGTCTACTCATGTTATTATTTTGTAGTGAGTAATTGGTATAAAGTTTCAAACGTAAGGCAGTTATAAGCCGGAGCTGCATAGTATAAGACACCATCCATTCCCAGCCTGTAAACTCCTCCTGATATTTTATAAAGACTGTTTCTCAAACCATTGTTGACAGCAAACCCATGGATATCTTTAGCTGTTCTTACCTGGTCATTAGGCTTCACCTTTCTTGGCCGGCCATTGGTGCAAGAGCCTGTCCACTGCACATCATTCATGGTACTTCTTTTTTGATTCTCTCAATTGTTTGAGCAACTTTGATGGCTTCCTGCAAACCTTTTAGCAAAGCTTCAGGTCTGGAATTGACCATTGGCCCAGTTGAAAACTCACAAGCTTCTCCTCTTGTACTGGTTACAGCAATATCCCATTTATTTACAGCATACCTTAAAGATTCCACAGACAGGTCATACTTTTCCAGAATAAACCAAAAAGCCTGCTGCCATAGTGGAGCTGGCAGACACCAATCATGTTCAAAGGGCCTGCCTAAAATAAGAATAGGACTTTTGAAAACATGATCCATATTATAGTAGGCAAAACAGTGTGCAGTAAACCCCAGTTGCTTTAGAGCCTGTGCCTCTTCCTGAGGCACAAACTCATCTTTTGGTTCTCTTCCTTTCATCTTTAAATTTTTACTGGTTTACAATCAGGATTCTGCGGTGATCAGGCTCTCATATTCCTCCGGACTTAAATGCCTGTCATGAGAGTTATCAGGCAATTTGGGATCTATCTTCTTGACCAGAATACAGTCTCCTTGTCTAAGTATCCTTTCTATATTTCCTTTGGGTACCGGGGTAGTGATGGTCCAGGCTATGGCTTCCCGGGCTGTAATAGGTCTTACCCGGTCATTGTATGGCCTCATGGACATAATGGAATTAGGAGAGATCCAGATACGGTATATCCTGTCTGTGGAGGTGTCCTTACAGCTGATAAAATAGGCATCCTCGGCATATTTATCTTCCGGGAACAGGATTTCCTTAGAAACTTTGAACAGCTCATAGGTATCCTCATAATCCCGGCTTTCCAGCCCTCCCTGTTCATTTACCCAGGTGGTGAATTTGTAATAGGTCACACTGTCTGCCAGCTCAGCCCCGGACTCTGCTATGAATTTCTCCATATCATAATACAGGAAAGCCACCCGGCGGTGTTCCACATTCTCTATTTTGGCTATCTCGGCAAAGGTCAGAGGCTGTACTTCACTCCAGATACTCTGGGCCTCAGTTTCAGGAAAAGGACAGTGGTCTCCGAATTTCGTTTTGGCTATGCGAAGCCCGGTGTTAAAATCCATTTCTACATTCTGTATGATCGTTTTCATGATGATGTTGGTTTAATGATTATTCGGAATCTCTGTATATTCTTCCGGAGTAGCTGACAGAAAGTTTAAGCCATGGATCTCCATTGGTTTCACTGATAATAAGAGGGGTTATCTCATTCCACTCTCCACCGGTGCTGATGTTTCTTAGTTCCACATCTTCCATTTCCTCATTCACTACTATGGGATTATCAGACAGGTCATCCATGAGCCTGTGCAGTTTACCTTCCAAAGAGGTTACTACTTTTTCCTCTTCATCTGTAAGGATGCAATCCCCTTTGTAAACAAACAGGACCACTCCAGAATTCCCGGATATGGATAACATTTTATCAGTAAGGAACCGGCATTCTTTCTCATCCAGGCAGATACCAGTCTCACAGATCTCAGATTCATTGTATTCTGCTTTGGCATCTTTGTAAAACTGTAGTTGTTTAGGCTCTTCATTATCACTCAGGGTAACAGTAACAGTGCCGGCTTCTCCCTGGTAGTAGCCATCTGAGTTGACGTAGAACTCCACTTTATCAAAGACAAGGTCATCCAATAAAAGTCCCAGGTCCTCATTTTCAATTTCTTCCTCCTCTTCTGTACCAAAGTGGTCTCCGTAGAATTTCCACTCCATGTTTCCCATGGAGTCCCCTCCACAGTCAAAAGTCAGGATGGCCCTGGTGATGCCGGTCTTTTCCCAAATGGATATGATCTCCTGTTCCTCTTCATCCATTTTCTTTTTTTTCTCTAAAACTGTCATGATTATAATTTTTGCATAAGTTCTTTAAATTTCTCTTCTCCTTCAGGCTGCGGGTTATCTACTGGCTTCACTCCATTGTTCATCCAGGGTTGTACCTCCATGTGTTTCAGGTAATCCTGTGGTGTAGGAATGAACTTCATCCTAAAGTCTTCTGCCACATGAAGCATGGCTATATCCACGGTGTCCACACTCCGGCCATCAGAATTAGTGATGTTGTAACCAAAGATGCGCGGGATGATATGATAACAGAACCAGGTATTGTGGGTAAGTGTCCTGGCTGTGTTGTTGTTCATGGACTCCTTAGGGCTGTCTATTAAAATGTGTATATCTATGTAGTCGCTGATTTTACCACCCCAGCGCTTGACAGAACTGCGGGCATGAATTTCCGGATTAGCCATCTTGTTTTCTTTTTATTTTGTAATTGTATATTTTTTCAATTTGACTTAGAAAAGCCGAATACTCCTGAGACATTTTCATTCTGTTACATATCTCACAACAGGATACTGAATTACTGTTAGTATATCCTATTTTATTATCAACTCTATCAACACCATTATAGACAATAGGTATTCCAGCTCTCGTCTCCCCTGTTTTAGAGTTTTTGATATTATAAATGCTGGAAGGACTACTATTACAATAATGACAATTTCCTGCTATAAGCATTTTAAACCCCTCTATTGTTAGGACAAAAGATAAGCCTCTATTTTGTGCACCTCTTTTATATGCATTAAATAAACCTTTGTACGAAGTCTCTATACTTCTTCTTCCCTTATTTGAGGGAATCTTACAGGTGCCAATTCCACAACAGACAGAATGTCCAGCAGCAATATTATTATATTGAACAACTTTTTTATTACCACAATTACAAAGAACCTCTATGAGTCTACGAACAGTCTTTCCGTATTTCTTGTACTCAGCATCTTTGATAAATATAAAGCTGGTCTCTTTGCCCGAATTTGTAAATAGTCGTTGGCCTTCTTGCAGTATGTGTCTCACTCTTTTCATGACACAATATACAAAGATTACTTCAGTTTTTAATAATAAAAGATAGGGAGGTAGTCTTCCACCTTGCCTCCCCACCTTTTTACTGAACTCTTTGAATGGATCATAGGATTAGCCATACATTTATTTTTTTTTAGTTTGAGATACTACCAGGTAGCAATACCACTTTCAAAGTGCTTTCGTGTCTGTTCATACGAGGATGAAGTGGTTCAGAAATTTTATCACTACTTTGCACAATGTACTACCTGGTAGCGTCAACAAACTAATTAGTCCCAGATTTGAGTGATCTCCCTTTTAAAAGGATTGTATTCCACCTGTTTTCCCAGGCTCCAGTTCCCCGGCAGTACCTGTAAAGGCTGGTGCTCATTGGAGAACTGGCCGAGAGGGGTTTCATGCTTCAGCACAGAGTTGTCTTCCACCAACAGGTCAGTTTCAGAGAGATCTGTAAAATCTCCATAGAGAGTGTGCTGGTTGGTGCCTTCTCCTTTGAGGAGGACTTTTTTGTTTTGCTCTTTCATGTTAGTTGTTTTAAGATTTATCAAGATTTTTATCTTTGATCAGTTGTTTAAATGATTCTGCTGCATACCGGGAAGCAGTTTCTGTCCCAAAAGCTTTCATGGCATCCATTTCCAGATAGACGGTATGCAGGCTCTGCACCAGGGTTTCATCTGTCATGGCCTGGAGGATCCTCTCAAACATCTTGTAGGATCTCCGGGATCGTATTCTTTCTTCATTGCTCATCTTCCACCTCCTCTTTTGCATTGTTTCTATCCCAGTAAATAATGGTTTCCGGCGTGGACTGCTCTATATAGAACAGCATCAGATCTTTCTTCAAAACTTCCTGGACAAAGGCCCAGAACATCCTGGCCTGGTAATCGGAGTTTTTTGAACTCTGTGCATACATTTTCACGGTGATCTCCGTGTCATGTATTTGGATATCCTTCACCGGTTCTATCCAGGTAGGGAGTTTCTCTTTCTCTTCTACCCATTTGGGAAAGTCCTGTATGGCTCTCTGTGCGTTGATTGCTTCTTGCTGGGAATCGTAGGTCATGCCTATCTCCAGCTGAGTAAATTGTCCCATCAATGTATCACGATTTTAAAGATGAATAAAAAGGCAATAATAGTCCTTCCTTGCTGATGATCTACGCAAAGTAAAGGATAAACGTCTTCTGTTGTTTCAAAACTGAAAAAGCTGAACCCATACCACCCATAAGAAGAAATGATAAGCAGATCAAATTGTACTTCCATCGTTATTCTCCTTTATCTTTTTCCGGAATGAAGTCTTCTGTGCTCCCATCTTTATTTACTATCCTTATACCAACAATCTCTGTTTTTCCTTTTTTGTATCCGAGGTTTTCTGAAGGTATAAGTATAGGATGATCTTCAGTTTGAGGTAAAGGATATGTAAGATGCACTCCCTCTTTCTGATTAGCCCAAAGCTTGGAGAAATCATGATCTGGTTTTAATTCTCCACCAGTACCAGTAATATGAACATTTCCTATCAACTTAGGCTTAATTTCTTCCCAGAGCATCAGGAAAGCCTCCGGGACACCAACTGCATCCACTATTGGATCCAGTTCATCGTACACTTTTTTTTTCATAATTCTTTTTTAGGTTAAAAATCGGCTTCCTTTGCGAATGTTGATATGGTTAGAAATCTATACATGGCGTATATGTTATGGCGTGTAGCGACAAGTTATGTGCAAGGCTACGAAACTGCTTCGATTAAAGTTTTTACTTCTTTCCAATAGCTTTGTTTTGCAGTTCTTCCACCTTCATTCATCCACTCTTTTATCATTTCATCACAAAATGAAGTAGCTAATCTTTTATTTTCATTCAGTAAAGGAACTTTAAATAATTCCATTAAGTAGTTTGCTTTTTCTTGAGTATTCATCGTTTCAAATTAAATTTAGTGCTGATAAACCGCCCAGCACATAACAGCGTATAAAAGATATGGCACATTTGGCTTTGTACCTTGATTAAACATTCGTATAAGTGCCACATCTCTTATACGCAACCCGTTACCAGCAATGCTAAAACAGTAAGTCTATTGTTTCTTTATCGTAATATCTAACCGTGTTTTTACTTCCACAATTTCCACATTCATCCTCAAACGGAATATTACATCCTTCCATGTGGCAATCTTTACACCAAGTAAAAACACTATGTATATTTCTACCAACAAGTTTTTGCTCCCAAGCACTGCTGGTAACAACAGGTTTATTCAATGCGGGTTTCCTGCTTTTAAAAATCTTTTGTAGTAAATTCATATTTTCTGCTTTTAAGTTAATTCATCTGTAAAATCCCGCACTAAATAAACCTGCGGACGTTATATGAAATTTTATTTTTTCCCACCCTCTCCGTTCATCCAAGTATTCCATGCCTTATTATAGTTTTCGTGCTATAATTTTTGCAACCTTACATCTTCATCACTCCAATTATGTTTTGCTTTTAATTCGGCATAGGAAGCATCATCCCAACCCATTACAATTGCATACATAAAGGCAATCATTTTGTCCTCACTGCAATCTCTTGAAGTAAAAGCAAATGTTTCCCTTAATCTTTGTAATGGGTTTGGCAGAAGAAACAGGACAGAGTATATTAATTTCATTCGTTTTCTTTTTTAAATTTTGTATTGGCCATCTGGTTCAGGTGTTCACACAGATCCCGAAACCTGATCCGGTAACTTTCATCTGTATCTATGGAATTGTCATGTGCCCTTATCTGATTCATTATAGTGGCATGGTCTCTTCCTCCCTGTATATCTCCAATTTGCTGGAAGATCAGCTTCTTTATCCTGCGAAGAAGGACACTGAGGGCAAACCTGGCAATCATGATAGTATGAACCCGGATAGGAGAGGATATCTGCTCCCGGGTAACCTGGAAATAAGAGCAGACCCCGTCTATTATTTCCTGGGAGGTGAGGCTTTCCATATCCAAAACAGGGATAAAGGAACTTTCAAAGTCTTCTTTTCTCCTGACATAGAATTCCTCCGGCTTCTCCTGGTTCCTGTAGATGATCACAACCTCCCAGGTCTTTTCATCAATCCGGAATTTTCCCTCTCCTACCAGGACATAAAGATTTTTCTTGTGCTCGTATTTTTTCTGTAACATGGTTTTAGATTTAGTCGAATAATGATAATTGAACATGAGGAAGCCAGGTAACCAGCCTGGATTTATGAATGCCTATGGGAAGAATGTATTCTCTTTGAACCACCTCTTCTCCTATCCATTCTCCATGGCCACTTTCCTCTAACCGAGAGACAAAAATATCATCCGTCTCTCCTATGATGGTGTAAACTTCTTCTTTCAGCACCCATCCATCTGGGCCATATTCATCGGTGGTGATCTGGAAGACCCCTGATCTGGGAGCAGGATATCTCTTGAAGTCATATAGTATTTCCATAAGAATTATTTAGTTCCTGTACTTCCAAATCCTCCTTCTCCCCTCTCTGTTTCAGACAGATCTGTGATGATCTCAAACTCTGCCTGTGGTGCCGGAATAATACCAGCCTGTGCTACCCTGTCCCCCAGGTCTATCTTGGCCAGGAAAGGGGTAGTGTTCATCAGGATGAGGTGCAGTTCCCCGCGGTAATCAGAGTCTACGGTCCCTGGCTGGTTGGCAATGACTATTCCGGTCTTTAAAGTGGTGCCACTACGACTTTTTATTTCCAGCTGATAGCCTTCCGGGATCTCCATGAACAGGCCAGTGCCGGCAAGTAATCTTTCTCCCGGCCTCATCTGGATGAAACCCTGACGGATAGAGTGCCTCAGGGTGGTGGCAAAATCCACTTCCTGGTCTCCCTTATACAGCTTTTTGAAGCTGTGGATGTGCAGATCAAAACAGGCAGCACCCTTGCTCTGGTACTTGGGCATGATAGCCCCTTCCAGCAATTTTATCTTGATGATCATAAACGATTTTTAGATGTTTAAATATAATAAATTTCTTATACAATAGCACTCACTCCCAGCTGAACCCCTTCTTTATGCAGGGATAATATCTGCAGATTGGGATCTGCTTTCAGGTACTTTCTAAGCTTATGAGTGTATACATCCAGGCTCCTCCGGTAAATACCCTCTTCATCTTTCCAGACCTTTTCCAGAAGGTAGTCATAGGTAAAGAGCTTGCCCGGTTGTTTCATCAGAAGAAGCAGGTATTCGAATTCTATGCGGGTGAGGTTGGTGATGAAGGTTATCTCATCAATGTCAGAATAATAGGATAGCCTTCTGGTATTCAGCTCCAGTATTATCTTTCCTATTTGAAGAAAGCCGTGATTGTTGCTGATGGCTATGGCCTCCAGTTCCTTTTGCTGCTTAATCTGAAGCTGTATCCTCTGTGCTGTCAGCTGCAGTTCCAGCAGTTTCTCTCTCACTTCCTGCAGCCCACTGATCAATTGTTCCATCTCCATAACTTTTAAATTTAGGTGTTAAATATTCGATCAGGTATTTGGCATAGCCGGTCACCAGTTCTCTCTCTTTAAACAGGAAGCTTTCTTTTTTTTGCTCTACTGCTTTTTTGTATTTGGAGACCAGCTTTTTATAGTCCCCATAACTCACTGTCATTGTTTCCGTTGTCATGTTGTTGTTTTATGATTGGTAAATCAGCTTTCACTTCCCGGAGCCTTTATGGTCCCGGGAAGTTTAGCTATGGGTTAACTTTTCTTTTTGTGGCCATTGGTCAGATGGGCATTGAATATCTCATCTTCCTTTCTCAGGGGCATGTCCAGCTCCCCTTCAAACTCTTCAGGGTCTACCGTAGTGCCAAACATCTCATTAAGGCTTTTGACAAACTCTATACGGTAGCTGTGATCTTTGATCAGCACTTTTTTGATCTCCGGTCTCTTGTTGAAGAACTTATCCAGGTCCTCCTTGTCGTACATCTTGGAGAACTGGCTCATCCTGAAGGTCTCGTAAGTGTAATAGTATTTCTCGGGCAGCTTTATGACAACCATGTGAAGGTGGCCTTTTCGGACATCATCAAACACATAGTCATCCTCATACATCATCTCATCGCGGAGCCAGTCCAGGAATTTCTTGAACTCCCTTTTACCGGTTCCCTGTGGCTTTGGTGATGTATCGATGAGGATGAAAATGTGTTTCTCAAAGCGGATCCCGCTTTTTATGGTGATGATGTCCCCTATGCCTATGGCTACTTTCACTACTCCGTTCATTCTCTTCTCAAACTCCTGTCCATACTCACGGATACAGGGAGTGAGGTACTTCTTGGTCCTGTTCAACAGGATCTTTCCTACCTGTAGTTTCATAGGCTGACGGATTAAGGATAATAAGAATCGAAGCTCAGGGGCAGATCTCCATTACACTCTGCCACTATTTTCTCCGTATTAAAGCCGTTTTCCACATACCACTCATACAGGTTCAGGGCCTGCTCAAAGCCACTGGTCTGTCTTTGCAGCAGTCTCTGCTCTTCATGGATGACAGCCCCCCTTCCCCACCTGCCAATCTTCAACAGGTCCCGGGTACAGGTGTATACCAGTGGCTTCCCCTGTGCTCCGGCCTTGGTGGTCTCCACTATGAACTTGAATGGCAGTACATCGTAATCCGGGAAAGTGATCTGCAGTCCCAGGGTATAGAAAGCTGCCTGTATGTCATACCGGAATTTCTTCATCTCTCCGGGGAACTGCAAAGTAGCCCTGCCGGTGCTCTTGGCATCTATTGGCTGTATCTGCTTTTTGTTGTGGTCTATGATGACCTGGTCCAGCAGCATCTTGCATTCATGGCCCCGGTAGGTGAAGAAAACAGGATATTGGAATTCCACCTCTACTCCCTCTCCACCCATCATGGTCAGGTATTTGGAGGTGTTGTCACTGGTCAGCAGGCTGTCATGAATAGCCTCTGCTATGTCCATCTCTTCCCCGCTGAGGATACTTTTCCCCTGGGCCAGGTACAGGTCACTCCAGTATTCATGTCCTTTTTCAATGAGGTTCTTTACCCGGGTCTCTGCTTTCCAGTTGGTGGCAAACTCATGGCTGTTAGCAGCCTCCAGTATTTCTGTACCATAGTTCTCTGCAGTAAAGGCTCTGGTTTTATCCACCACTTTGGCAAACACTTCCTGTACTATGGACATGACGGCATCTGAGGGTTTCTCTGCCCGGGAGACATAGAACATGGCTTCAAAGGCATCCTTGCTCTCCGTGATCAGCATGTCCACTGCTGTGCCGATGAGCAGGTGTGTCTTCTCCTCATAGAAAAGCTCACTTTCTTCTTCTTTTCCCCAGTTCTCCACTCCCAGCAGGAGGGCTTTCAGGGAACTCTGGTTGAGGCCGGCATGAGATCTGTACTCTTCGCGCCTCTGTTGTATGGAATTGATCATAGATATTCTTTGTTTGGATATGCTTTATTAAAAATGATGATGAAATCTTCCAGGGTCATGTGCACCAGGCTCTGGTAAGGGGTCTTTTTCTTTCCTCCCTTGCTCCTTTTCAGGTGTATCAGCACCTTGGGGGCTTTCAGCCTGGGGCCTTCCAGGAGCTCATTCATCCTGTCCTGTATGTACTGCAGTTCCCCTCCCGGGTTCAGCCCTTTGTGAATGCCTGTCTTGACCTGGATATTGACCGGGATAAAATCCAGGTCAATACCGCAGTCGTCAAGCAATTTGGAGCTTAACCTCGTAGTCTTGCATTTGTCAAATACTGTGTTTTCCCGGAACAGGATGGCCATCTCCCGTTCTCCGTTGTGTCCCTTGGTTCTGTTAGTATTACTGCTCATAGATCAGATTTTGCTGTTGTGTCATGTATTCCGTTTGTTCTTTTACAGACCTAAAGTTAGGAGCTTTGAAGGAACTCTGGAATATCCACTGGTCTACATTATCGGTCTCGAGCATATTTAACTTTTTTATCCTGGCCTCCCTGATATAAGACATAAAGACCCTCTTCACCGGAAGCAGGGCCCTGTCTTCCAGTAGCCGGTAATTCCAGATCAGGGCAAACTGGGTGTGGTCCAGAGGGCTGTCTTTTTTGATGTTGAAAACATAGTCTCCCCGGACAGCCAGGCTGAGCAGGGTGTGCTTGATCTTCTGATGTTCCTCTGTGTAGGTCTGGGCCATATAGCCTTTCATGGCCATTATCTTGTACTGCTGAGTATTATTCCACAGGCCATGAAACACCATTTTATTCATGAATGAATCCGGAAGTAAGCTGTAGACTGTATTAACCCTGCCGTAACTGGCCTTTGGTTTTTGCCACATCAGCAGTTTATCCTTGTAATCCAGCTCTACAGTCTTGCCGGTGAAGGCAGCAAACCAGGGAACATACAGGCAGGCAGAGCTGTCATACCACTGCTCTCCCCAGGTGATAGGCTGCCCACTCTCATTTTGCTGTTCAAAGCTTATTATCTCCATAGCTCGGGATTTCAGAGGTGAGTAAATCCAGCGGGATATGGTACTTCCACGAAAAGGGAAGCTCCCTGCTGTCTGGTTCTTCTTCATTGGTCAGCCAGTTTGTTATAAAGGCTGTCATGTGGGAGGCTATCATGGCTGCTGCATGCGAGGTCTGCTTCATGGTGCATGGATCATCAGGAACATCACTGCTGTCAAACAGGGTAGCTTCATACAATTCTTCTCTTCCGGGAGTGACCAGGTAGATCTCCATGTGCTCGGCGCCAAGCCTGCCATCTATGAACAGTCCCCGATCCCCCTCTTTTTTCCATACATTGAACATGTCCCTTCTGGCCTCCATGTTGTCAAAGCAGGATGCCATTACAGGAGAGTAGATACCATGAACTTCATCAAACCGGACTGTATAAGTGTGTATAACCTTTTCTGCCAGCATGGATACATGCTCCAGCAGGGCAGAGGTCTTTCTTTTCCCGAGGTCATCCCGGCAATACAGCTGTCCTCCTATGTTATGCACTTCCACGGTGTCCATGTCGTAGACATAACAGCTCAGTCCTGCCCGGGACAGCAGCAGTGTCAGCCAGGATCCTATGCCTCCAGCACCACCTATGACAATCTGGGTATCATAGGCTTTCTGGAACCAGGGGGCATCCTTGAACCTGGCCCTGGTGGTACTGTGCGTGTACATCATAGCATCTTGTGGTGCTTCTCTCATAGTATACCCTCCCTTAGTTTTTGTTGAGTTAATAATTTTTCACGGAATTTTTCCAGCCCATCCACTATATCCAGCAGCATGGGATAGGTATCCATGTTGTACTCCATATCCGATATCACAGCCTCCAGGAACTCTATAAAGAAATTCATATCGTCTTTGAAAGGAGCCCGGTTCATGGTCATGAAGGTGTCATAACACTCCGTATATTTCTGCAGGACAAAAGCTGCCGGAGAGATGATGTCTAATCTGTCTTCCAGGGCACTGGTAGCATAGTAGAGGTTATCATACAGCTCCTCTTCTCCTCCCCTCAGAAGAAACAGGATAAACTCCTTTGCCGTTTCCTCTATATCTGTCAGGTCTTTTTTCTTCTCTACCTCTCTTTCCATGTCCCTGTTAAAACTGGACAGCAGGCTGCCGGCAGTGAACCGGGGATCCTTTCTGGAGAAGTCTGTGTTTCCTACAGGTGGAAGGTCCTTGTCATCTTCGAATATCCTTTTCTGCCCCGGTTTTGATTTTGACTTATTATTGTATCCACTCTTCTTTGGAAATACGGCTTTCTCATACCCCATCTTCTTATACCAGTCCAGCTCATCCCCCACAGCAAAAGTCTTCTTCTCTGCTTTCTCACAGACCTCTGTAACTTTCTTACGAAAGGTTTCCGGGACCAGCAGAGCCTCCTGCTCTACGATGATATTGCAGTCATAGACATACATCCTGTCCTTTTTATAGGTCAGCTCCACAGTGTCCAGCTCATAAGGCTGTCCCTGTTCATCTTTTGCCAGCCAAGGGACAGTCACTTTATCCAGCTCCACTTTGGAGTGTATGGCTATCTTCGCAGTGAAGTCCATGAAGTTGTTGACGATCAGGGACAGGTAATAAAAGTGGTTCACGCAGTTGTCTTCCAGCTCTTCCATGTCTGTGCCACTGAAAAACACCCTCATTACATTATGGGAGTGGATGTGGCCGATGCTGAGCTTTCCATCCTGGTAATCTTTTTCCACCTGGGGATCACATTCATCGAAATACTGCATCAGCTCTCCCATGTTCTCATACTCGGTATAGGCAGAGCTTCCCTTGTCCATGGGGATGATGTCCTCCAGGATGATCTTAAATTCCCCAGGATTCTTGATACTCCCCACTGGCCGGAATAGTAGTATCCCAGACCACTCCTCCTTCGGTATCATGTGGCACAGGTACTTCACTTTCTGCAGGAAGCTTTCCGGCATCTGGATATCTACGATAGGCTTTAATTGCACTGTTTCTATAGAGGTTGAAGTCGGTTTCCTCTTTGATTCTGTTGTTGACATAACTTACAAGATTAGGATTGATTAAATAGTTGGGTCTTTGCTGGTTCTGATGATCTTCAAAGTCCTCCGGAACAGAGACAGAGAAGATGACCTCTTTTCCCTGGAAATACAGGAAGTTCTGGAAATGAGACAGATCAGGGATGATGCTGTCACCCTGGCTGTCGTTCATAGTACGATACTCTCCACCTACCATAATGCACAGGGGATTTATTCCCACTGCTTCTTCATAGGCTTCCGATATCATGTCTACTCCATAGAGTTGGTAAGCCTCCTGGTTCTGTGCTACTGGATAAACAGTTATACAGGTCTCCGGCCCCTCTCCTTCAGAGAAATCTATGACCTCTACATGAACATTGGTCCTTATTGCAGGAATACAGCCATGAGCAACAACCTCTGTTGTCATCAGCATTTTCCAGTGCTGATAATAATTCTCCATTTGATCCCTTGTAAAATAAATAAGGCTTCGCGTTTTCATATTGGCATTTATATTTCCAAGTTTGTCTATGTTCCGGTAAGGTACTCCTTCCAGGGACTCCCACTCCATCATATCTTTTATGTGGATCAGGATCATCTGAAAGAGGTCACAGTCAAAGTCATTGCCTATGTCCACCATCATATCCCGGATATGGCCCTCTCCCAAACAGAAGTTACACCATTCATTCTGGTAATTATGATAAGGACGATCTGGATCATCGGAGTCTTTATACCAGGAAATATGAGAATGAAAGTAGTTGTTTATCCACTCCGCTATAGTGACTGTCCCCCGGGTTCCTGACAGGTTCAGCATGGAAAGCTGTCCCTCATTTATGTCCATGTGGATCCTGACATACAGATCCCGGATAACATGCTCATTGCCATTTGAATTGGTGATATGCAGCTCATCAAAGTAGATGACCGGGTGAAACTGGATGTTTACCTGTCTTCTCTCCAGTACCTCATACTTGTATCCTACCAGGTTGGTCTTTTTGACTGTCTCTACTGTAGTACGGCATTCTACTGCAAGATCCCAGTTGCCGGGATAGATGTCTTCCAGGCAGGAGATGATCTGTGGGAGCAGGGTTATCCACAAGGGGTTCATGGAGCCGTCAGAGGCTTTTTCTTTTATCCATTTGCCGCTTTTCCAGACTTGCTGTAAAGTTAAATCTTTGTCTATCATGGCTGTTAAATAAAAGGGATGCCGCACATTATACGGCATCCCTGTGATAAAATCAGGTTTGTTATCCTCCCATTTCCATTCTGAGGTCTTCAGCTTCCCTGGCCAGCTGTTCCATGGTCAGCTCAGCAGCTTTTTGGGCCACTTTCTGCATGGAATCTTTTTTGGGTGCTTCCTTTACCACCGGTGCAGTGGGTTTCAGGGAAACAGCACCAGGAAAGGTGTTCACCAGTTTACGGAGTTTCTCCGTAGATTTCCTGGTATAGTTGTCTCCCTTGTTAAAATGCTTCAGGGCAGCATCTCCATATTTTTCAATGGCAGCCTGGATGAACTGCTTGCACTGCTTGTGAGGCCATGTGGAGGCATCTACACCGGACTTGGTCTTCTCCGGCATCAGATAGATGAGGAAATCCCCTTCCGGCAACACAGACTCGTTTACCGTGAAGGCATTCTTGGAGGTCCTCTCTACAGCAGTCATGCCGTCATAGGATACACCGTTGTCATCCATGTCATTTTTGAGGTCTCCCCAGGTTTTGGCAGAGGACGGGAAAGTTACCTTTCTGTTATTCCCTCCCGTAGAGAATACAGTTACATTACGTTGTGCCATGGGCAAATAAAATTTAGTGATTATAAAAATGGATCAGATCGATTGGAGAAACTCCATAAGCAGGGCTTTATCTGTCTTGTACAGCTGTGCAGGATCTTTACCGGGCAGAGTGAGTATCTCTGTGGGATGGATGGCTGATAGGTCTTGGTGGACCCTGAGTGCAGCCTTGATCCCGGCTTCATCTCCGTCAAAGAGGATCTTCCAGGTCTTGAACCCCATAAGCGGGGTCAGCAGGTCTGTATGAGGGATCATACCCTCATTCTGGAACCAGATCACACTGTGGACACCGAGGTTTCTGAGTACCCGGCAGTCCTTGTAGGACTTGGTGATGACCAGGACCTCTCCGTACTCCTCTATGTTAGTAATATTTCCGATGTCATCCTGTGTGCAGTTGGTCAGAAACCGGTGATCCCTGTTTGTGGGCCGGTATACTTTGGTGTGGACACCGAATTCGGTATAAGCATAGCATATGTCCACCGGCCTCACTACTATAAAGGTCTTCAGCTTCCGGCTGAAGAACTTATACCATACCAAGGCAAATACCCTGTCTTCCATGAGCTGTGCGGTGGTGATGTCATACTTCCCCCAGTATTCGATATCCCGGGGTTCCCAGAGCCTGGTCCTGAAAGTAATAGGATGGGACTGTGCCTTTTCTTTTTCCGTGGGGATAACAACAGGGAACTGCTGTCCCCGGAAGCTATCTGAGATCAGCTTCAGTGTCTTGTCAAAGGGGAGATGTCCGTATTTACGGCTTACCATGTCAAAACAGTCTAAAGGCTTTCTCAGGAAGGCAAAGTCCTTGAACATCAGCTTGCCGCCTACCCATTCAAAGAAACAACCAGGGTGTTTGTCTTCCCTGATCGGGGAGTACACCTTCTCATAGCAGACTATGGGATAGCCGGTGACCAGCTTCTCCAGGATCAGCTCCTGGGGGATGGTATCCAGTATCTCCTGCTTGCTTAGGGAGGATTCTTCGTATGAGTACATGACAGCAGTTTAATGGAAGAGGCCCCAATGCTATCAGGGCCTCTTTCCGGTTAAAAATTATTCTGTTACTGCGACTTCCCACGGAAAATCACCTGTGGACTCCGGATTGGCTGTGGTAGTAGCCACTGCCTCTTCTCCGTCACTCTGCAGTTTGGCATAGTTGGAGTTCATGTACCACCCTGTCCGGGTGAACAGGTGCATGTTGCCGGCATCATCCTTGTACATCAATGCCCGGGATTCCTTGTTATCGGGGTTCTCGGACTTGATCTCATTCCATTTACCTATTGCCTCCATGGCCTTGCAGATCCATTTACCCTGCTTTACCTTTCCGGGTACCTGGAGGTAAGTCCTGGTACTCTCTCCGGAGGGTTGCCACTGGTATTCCATGAAGATGTCCAATGGGATCTCAGCATGGTTAGGTGGTATCAGCGCAGTGATGAGGTCACAATACTGCTTGAAGCTGGTGATCTCCCTGCTCAGCGCTTTTTTGATGTCCTCTTCGGACACATAGCACTTTACAATGGACACCACCCAGGCACTCAGTTCGGCATAAGCCTTGGCAAAAGCTTCCGGGGCTTCACTTTCATCTGTTACTTCCCTGCCTTCCACGAACACCTTGTTCACCGGGAACTTCCGGCAACTGACATCTCTTCCATTGATGTCAAATACTACATCCAGAGCCTGCATAGCTGCTCCTTCTTTTCCTCCTTTGTCGGTGTACTCAAACTTTTTCAGCTTTGCAGCACCCGCGTTTAATCCAAAGTGATAAGGCGAGGATTTCACCTCATCACTGGCATAGCCATATCCTGACATAATTGTAGATCGGTTTTAGTGATTAAATATTGTTTTCTGATAGGGGGGCTTCAGTTACCCGGGTAGCTTTGGTTGGAGGAGCCACAGTGCCGTCAAAATCATCTACCAGCTCGAAGCCATCTTCGATCTCCTTGGCTGTCTTACGGCCTTTGAGTTGTGGGTTCTGGAAGATCTTCTTCACTTCCTTCATTTTGAGGCCATACTTCTCAGCGATAGCTTTTCTGTCTAAACCTGCTTTCAGGTCCAGGAGGATTCCGTTCACGGTTACTTTTACCTTTTCCGTGGTTGTTGGTGTTGTTACTGTTGACATGATGTCTTTACAATTTAAGAATTAAAATAATAACTTATAGCGCTTTTCAGCTTCGCCTCTTCCTATTGTCCTTCGTAATACTTTTTGATGTCTGCTACCAGCACCCCTAAATCGTTGGGGATGGTTATTGGCAGCATACCCGGGGCTGATTTGGCTCCGGGAGTCTCTCCATCGTCATTGGTCACAAAATACCTTTCCACCTTTTTATCGGCACCGGTTCCTGTTACCCTGGATTTTCCCACCAGGGTAATGTCAAACTTGCCACCGGGAGTCAGGTATTCATCCACCATCTTGCCGGTGGTCTTCATCTGGTACTCCATCCTGGTCTCATCCACACCGGTTTTTACTGTTTGGTAGTGGGCCAGAACAATAACATTCTTGTTGTCGATCTTCTCCAGGGTCTTGAATATGGCCCCGATGTCATAACCGATCTTTTTGGGTGCATCCCAGCCCTGTTTGAGGGCATTGTCCATGAACCAGTCCTGCATGATGTAGTTGAAGTCATCCAGCACGATATTCTCTATCGTGGGATGTACAGCCAGCAGGGACAACACTTTGGTTATCTCCGCGGCATTGTTGGAGATGAATCTCCTGGCTTTGTTCAGAGATGCCGGATCTGAGTTCCTGGTGGATGGATACTGTTTTGCTGAGCCGGGAAACGGAAGCTCTTTGGAGGTTACAGTGATGAGGTAGGTCTTCTCCGGGTCTAACCCGACAATTCCCAGGGCCTCATTCTTACCTATGGAAGTGGATTTCCCGAATCCACTATGAGCTAAGACTAAAATTTTGGACATGTTGTTCAGCTTTTTTGTTATGAATGCTCTCGAATGTGTTCCTGTTTCCGAACATATTGGTCTGGATATGCCGCGGGCATTCTGTGTCACGGCTGTCTACCAGGTGTATGCTTCTGTACTTCGGATACAGCAGTTTTCCTCCTTGTCCTACCAGGTTCAGGCCAAAGTGCTTGGCCAAATTGTACTTGTCGTCATTGGGGTTGAACATCGTGATCAGGTAGTTGGCCTCTTCACTGATATTACCCGAATCCTTGACATCATCCCCATTCGGATACAGGCAGTCCTTCATGTACTTGATCCTTTCAATGTTGGACATGCTCCTGTTCAAATGGACAATGTCCACGAAGATGAATTTACACCAGTTGCGGAGTTCCACCTGGTATTCCACCATCTTGTCCATGTTCTCTTTGAGAGTATACCCTCTTTCTTTATTCATCTTTCGAATGTGGTCTAAGATGACTATCAGGGTCTTGTCCGGATCATGGGGCTTATAGCCTACTATCCTGGCTCTCTCTTCCTTTTTCTTGTTCTCTCCTACATGAATGTACTTCTGCTCGATAAACTCCCCATGTTCCCTGGCATAGGAAAGCAAATAATTACGGATACCGGTGGGATTATCCCTCTGCTCTATGAAGTCCACTCTCCCTCTTTTCAGCTTGATCCCATTGTCATCATATTCTCCGAACAACGGGATTATCCTGTCTTCATAGATCTTAAACAGGATCTCTCTGTGTTCATCCATCACCGGCACCAGTTCCTTGGTCTTGGGGTCTACCAGCTTCCCCATCAGGTAATCCGGCCCTATCTCATAGGTCTGGCCATTGTAGTGCCTGAATGCTGTCAGGTCATGGTCATGCCAGAAGAAGAAGCCGGCCAGCTTGAATTCCTTCTGTACCCGGTCAATCTCAAAGGAATAGTAGATCCAGTCCACATCCTTCTCCGGTGCCAGCACATAGGGTGACAGCAGAAAAGCAAAGTCTACCAGGGTGGTCTTACCCAGTGTGTTATCTTGCAAGCTCTTTATCCTGCAATTCTGTGGCTTCTTGTTAAGTTATTACCACAGCTCAGACTATATCATCAACTACTTTCATTGTAGTTGTTGGGCGCTCTTGTCAGCTTCATCACCGTTCTGGTGGTATGCTGTTAGTCGTTGAACCTTCTAAACATTCCTGTTTAGCTTGGCTGCTGATTGACCTCTCCAGGTTTTTCCAGCAATTCACCCAATTTTACAAGGTCAGTGTATTGTTGTTTAAAATACCACTTATATCCCTTCATTTGTTGGTAGATTCCTCTCAGTACCCTTTGTACAGCACTTTTGTCAATACTATGTGCAGTACAGGCCTTTCTAATAGACTCATACTCCACAATTTCTCCTGTTGCAATGTGTACCCCTATTACTGCTTTTGCGCAATTAGGCTTTAACCCCTCCTGATACAGCCGCAGTCTTGTTTCTGACATCTTCTTTTTTGAAGCCTCAGATGGGGTATTGTTTATTACATCAGTAGTGATATTAAACTCTGGTTTATACAAATTGACAAAGAACTGTTCTCGTACTACAAGATCCTCTGTAAACTCTAAGATGAATAGCTTAAAAGCTTTCATTCCATGAATTATAGCTGATCCCTGCAGCCTCGAGTTTTGATGTTTGCCATGCTTCAACAAGCTAAAATGTTTGTCTCTTCTTCCTCCAATATTAGTGGAGCTTCCGATATACATCTGACCTGTTATTACATTTTTAATGGCATATACACCTTTGTTTTGAAAATCTACCATCTCGTAAAGGTAATACTAATAGCAGTACCAAACAAGTTTTCTTCTTTTAACCTTGGGGGCAGCAGCTATACCATAGATGGAGGATTTCTGAATACCATTCAGGGCTGCTTCCAGCTCCGGGATACCCATAGGCAGTCCCACGGCTTTGCCCTGCTGGCCTCTTTGAAAGGCTGTCTTGAAATTCATAGGTCCTCCTCTTTAATAAGCCCTGACTGAAACCGGTTCTGTTCCGTGATACCCTCCTTCTTGTTCCTCCTCGCGATCTCGATGTACTGTTCCAGCCTGGAGGATTTGGCTGAAGTCCCCGCTGCCCTGTTCATCTTGGAGATAAAATACTCCGCATTCTGCATGTAGGTAAGCCTTGCTGTGTCATACCTGAATTCCTCCAGGTACAGATCTGCGGCCTCCATTACTTCTTCCTTTCTCACATCGGGGTTGGCAGCAAAGAACTTCTTCATCTTCTCCACACAGCTACTGTAGGAACCACCTGCATTGGTCCTCAGTCCCATGAACAGCTCCCGGTAATCCTGGATCCAGCTCCAGGCATCTGTCGCGGTGACTCCTATGAACAGGGGGAGGTTCCACACCACCTCATTTCTCTGCTCATCCTCATAGGATCTGTCAATAATACGGCTGAAGTTGACCTGTTTCATGGTCTTCTCCGGGATGATGTCGGTTTTTATGTCAAAGAACAGCGCCAACAGGTACAGCAGACCTTCATCTGCCTCAATGTTGTGCCTCTCCAGGGTCTGAATGATCTCAGGATTGATCTGCATTTCAGATAGGTTTTTAGAATGATAAATTCTGGTTTCCCGATACCAGATTTGAAAGCCTGATGAACCTGACCTTTTCCGGATCCAGGTTCTCCAATGCACTCTTGGCCCATTTCTCATCCACAGTATTTGCTACCGTCAAGATGACTATTCTGGCCTCATGCCCTTTTCTGTACCTGATCAGCCTTCCTATTCTCTGTACCAGGTTTCTCTCCTTGCTTGTCAGCTGGACTACCAGGGCATTGTCCAGCTTCACGTTGATGTCATGGCCCTCATTGATGCTCTTCACACAGGAAAGACGGTTTATCATCCCCCTTTTGAAGAGCTGAAAGCTGTGATCACTCTCGGAGTCACTGTGAAAGCTGTGCCTGCACAGGGCTTTGGCCTGCTCAATACTGCCACAGAATATCAGGGTCTTCTCCTCTGCAGGGAGGAGGTTCTCCAGGATAAACTCCGCGGCTTTCTTTTTGCTGGCCAGGTTGTAGATGAACCTCATCCTCTCCAGGATACGGAACTTCAGGGCAGTCTCATTCTGCACCGTTTTCACCGGGTTAAACATGATCCGGTTGATGGTTTGGGTGAGATAATCATACTGCTTCTTCTCCGTGGTCATGAAGGGCTTTGCCTTACTGCCGGCTTTTACATACCTGACAGTATCATCGAGGTCCATCTCCACCACATACACCTTATAGGGAGATACCAGCCTCAGCTTGACAGCCATATCCAGTGGCAGCTCATATACCACCGGCAGTTCCCTGTCCCGCAGAAGCTCTTTTTTCAGTTTCTCTACAGGAGGGGTAGCCGTCAGGGCTATGCATCTCTCCACTTCATTTTGCTTGAAGAACTCCGCATTGGCTTCCGTGATATTGTGGGCCTCATCGAAGACCACCAGATCATAGTGCTGGTCTTTTATCTTGGCCATGGAAACATGGCAGGTCCTCTCCACATTTTTGGTGTAAATTTTTGTGAGCTTCCACTTCTTGAACTCCTGTTTCCAGTTCTCATCGCGGAGCTTCTCCGTGGGTACACAGATCAGGATCCGGGCATCTTTTTTCATGGCCACCTCTTTCTGGATGGCATTAATGGCTATCTTGGATTTCCCTACACCGGTGGCAGCTACTATCATACCCCAGCCACCCTCTACTTTCCAGTAGCTCAGGGCATCCTGCTGTATCTTGTCTTTGATCCCGGAGGCCATTTCATCTGTGAATTCTCCATTCATGGAGGAGATGAGGGTATCCAGAGCATCAGCATGATCTCTGAGATCCGGCTGTTGCATGTAATAATTGATGTCCATTAGCAAATGTCTATTTTAACTGGTTTTATCATGTGTATGTATCCGATGATCTCCCCATATTTCTCGGGAAGACTGTTCTTCGCAACTGCAGTCAGATTCTCATCCGGGTGAATACTTCCTGCTACATAATAGTGAGGGAAAAATCCTTCTTTGGCTCCTTGTTCCACATGAAAGTCCTGGGGAGTTTTCTCAGTGACTATGCACACAGGACCAAAGTAAATGTGTTCGAACATGGGGTATTAAATTTAAGAAAAAGTGATGAATTATTCAATGAATTTCAGCATAATTATTGCCGAATTGTACAGATATTCCCAGCTTTATATTGAGCTTCAGCATCCTGTTGACCTCATCTATACAGTCCTGCAGTGTCTGCTCTGTTTTCTTGATATCGTATTTAAAAACAGGAAATATGACCTCATCATGAAACTGCCCACATATAAGATAACTTCTTCTTACCTGGCTTACCCAGGCATCAAAGCAGAACACTCCAGTACCCTGGTTCAAAGTAGAGAATTTGTCCTTTTCAAACCTGAGGGAATACCAGTACCGGGACACGGGATTGAATATCCACATCTGAGAGTCTGAGGTCTTCTTCATCACAGTCAGCCTGGCTATCTTTTTTATGGCCCAGTTCCTTTCCCAGTATACCTTATGCAGTTTCTCAGCCTTGGCCAGCGGCATTCCTGAGCTGGCAGAGATCTTGGGTGGCCCTGCACCATAGGTGGCAGAGAAATTCACCTGCTTGGCATCCTTTCTGATCTTGGAGTAGTCCATCCTTTTGGCTTTATGGTCTTCCACCTGCTCATGGGTGAGCATTTCTGCCCTTTCCGCGATATCCAGGTGGGGATCGAATCCGGGTGTATTCATCTCCTCCACATATTTGGGATCATGGAAGTAGATGTAGTGCTGCTTGGTCTTATCTTCCAGGGCACTCATGTCAGCCCCACAGAGCACCATATCTTCTCCGGGAGCTATCAGACACCCTCTTACCTCCCTGCCATAGGGTTTATATATCCCCGGCAGGTTTACTATGGTGGTATGCTGGAATCTTAAAGTATTTGTGAAGCCTTTAATTTCTGCCTTTAAAAAATCATCACTGTCCCTGTTTTTCAGAAAACCTTTAAGGATCCCTATCCGGTGCCCGATGATGAAGAGGCTCTCCAGGTTTGCCAGCCTGGGTTCTTTTTCGAACAACAGCTGTACACTGGGACAGAGGCCATCCCCGGAGCTGTTGGAGATCTGCTCCACCTTTTTCACTTCATGGGTCTTCTTGTTCTTCACCATCTTATAGGTAGCCGGCTTCCATCCCAAAGAATACAGCCACTCTTTCAGCTGCTGGTGGGAAGCCGGGTTAGGCTCCTCAGGGGTGTCGGCTATTTCTATGGTATCTTCCGTGTCCAGTGGCAATCCCAGCTCTTCCAGCAGGGCTTTCCATTTTCTGCCTATGGCCGTCAGGGATCCGTCTATCTTATGGCATTTCACCGGCTTGGATATCTGCTTGTATACGGTCTTGGATGGCATGGCGGATTTCAGGAGTTCTATCCTCTTATCCTTCTCTTCCTCCAGGAATTTCAGGCTCTTCTCACAGGCTTTCACATCCAGCTTCCATTTCAGCTCTTCCTGTTCCCTAGCACATTTCATTTTGAAAGAAAGATAATCTATAATGGAAGTGTAATTCTCTCCATATAATTCTGTAAGCAGTATCCTGCAGGAAAAGAACATCCTCCAGTTTATCTCCACATCAGCGCGGCATCTCTGTACATATACGGTGATGTCTGCCTCTTTCCAGTCTTCCACTGCCGGTTTCTGCACATTTACCCGGTCTCCCCAGGCTTCCAGGCCATGCTTGTCATAGGAAGAAAACAGGTACCAGCTCAGTGCCAGGGTATCGATCAAAGTCCCCTGCAGTTTGATGCCCAGTATCTTCTCTATTACCGGGCAGTCATACCTGATCAGGTTATGGGCCACCCAGACAGCTTTCTGGGAGAGAAAGGAGAACATCTCTTTAGGATCTGTGATAACCCCTTCCCGGTTATCCTGGTCCTTCCAGCACAGGCAGTGAATAGTGGTAGCCTGTTCTATGAGGCCATCGGCTTCAATGTCTATGATGTAGTATTTATCCATTTTTATATCAATTCTTTTAAAATGTAATCAAGTGCTGCTGAGTAGGCTTTTTGTGGTGTATTATAAGATTTAGTATAACCTGATATTCTTTGTTCTGGTTCTATATTTTCTAAAGTCATTACTATATAATGACAAGTATAACTTATACCTGAATTTGTCATTGTAGTACCATCACACATAGTAATCATTAAATGAATAGTATGATTAACCCTTAACCATTCAACTACTTGCCATTGTTCTGGTGCTGTAAAGTATTCTGAATTACCTGTCATATCAGTAAAATTATTCCAATCTGTCAATGAACAAATCTCTTGTCTTTCTGATAATTTAGGATAATGATATTTTGATTTTAAATCAAATCCTTTTTCTTTAAGCAATTTAGCTGTATTAAAATCCACATAATGTGGCTTTATTTCATTGTTCATAATATATTAGTTTCAGGGTAAGCGTTATCAATTGATTCTTCCATTTTATCTTTATAGCCTGATAAGTTCCCATACTCATCAGAATCTACTTTGATATTTTCTTTAATAGCTTCTCTTTGTGCTTTAAGATGAAGTTTAGCGAATTCTATCAAATCAGATTCAGACATAACTTCTGATAAACCATAGTCTTGTAAATATTGTTTTGCTGTTGGTATCTTATCCATATCTTATAATTTTATAAAGTTCTTTAAAAAAGTAAGGAATGGCTTCTAAGAGAATAAATCTTAGCCAAACAATTGGAAACAATATTGCTCTTACAAAGTTGTCTGTTGCAAATAAAGTAAGCAATACACAAATCATGTAAAATGGAAAAATTATTGCTATTTGTTCTGGTTGTATCATAATTTTAAATTTTTATTAGCACCCTCTTTCTTATCCTTTCCTGCGATTAAATCCAGGAGCCTCACAGACATTATAAGCCTGCCTTCCTAAGAGTAGGGTCACACAATGATGGGAAAACCAACGCTACTATTGAGTCTGCCTTCCAGGTTACATAATTCCACTCTTAACCCTTATCTTATACCTCAATCGCTTGACATCATTATTTGCCGAGAACTCATTTGTGTTATATCAGATTATTGATATACCCTTTCGGGTTCTCCCCCTCTGGTTGGGAAAACTTTAAAGTCCTTTCTCAAGGGACAACAACACATACAGACTTACATCTGTAATCTTTATGTAAATTAGAGCAAGACAAACTCTACTGGACTAATCGTAGATTTATAGTTACTTGACCTATTATGTGGTATTTCCAAAGCCCACCACTAACTTACAAAGGTATTCAATGTTTAACCTTTTATGTAGACTATAGAGGCTAAATACGTTAGCTTATAATCACTTCACTTTATTTTTAAAAAGAACTGACTGTCACCTCCAGATTGTGTGAATAATACGCAGTAGCCTTCTGTTTTATACAGCTTATTTAATTTCCTCATTTATCCCTCTATGAACAACTCCCTTCTGGTTGGGATTATAACAATTAACCCTACATACGTTCTTATGGTTGTAAAGGATATTTCGAGTTATTCGTTCACTTCAGGCAGTCAGCCTTTCTATAATAAGCCTTCTCCCCGGAAGGAATAATAACTCTCATCGGTGATGATCATGAAATCGATGACTGCTATTTCCAGTATCTTCCCCCCTTCTACCAGCTTTCTGGCCAGGTCCTTGTCTTCCCTGGATGGCTGGGTATTTCCTGAAGGATGGTTATGGGCTACGATGATACCTGATGTCCCCGGAACCTTCAATGCCAGGGAGAATATCACCTTAGGATCTACAATAGCGCCGGCAGTTCCTCCTGTGGATATCTTACAGAATCCCAGCATGGCATTTCTCCGGTTGACAAAGATAATGAAAACCTCCTCTATCCAGTCCATAGTGTCCTTGTTGAATACAGAACGGACAACAGTAGCTGCATCCTCATTGCTGACCACCTTGAATAGCTGGCTTTTCTTCACCTTCTTGTCAAAGGATACAGAGAAAGTGATCTCCGGTATATATAGGTCTTGTTGCTTTGTCATAACAGTTGATTACAGGCGTTAATAAATATCTCCCTCTCATTGCTTTCACTTTCTCCCTGCTCTACCTCATCAAAGTAAAGCTGTAAAAGATCATGCACTTCTGATTGCAGTTCAGGATGCTTTATCAGGAACTCTGTGGCAAAATCCTGTGCTGTCATAATAAAGACCTTATTTGTTCCATGATATCTTTTCCCCATTTCTGTTCTATGAACTCCGCAGTAGATACTCCATCCGGAACACCCAGTATTTCATCCAGTTTGATAACATCGATAGCAAAGCTTCCCATGGAACAGACCACTCCATCCAGGGGAATACCCATATTTATCTTCTTCTGCACTTCCATCCAGGTTTTTCTCTTTGCCAGGAACTCTTCTGTCATCTGGTCTTTTTTCATTTTTGCCAGCACTTCGCCAGCAGCTTCTATAGCTTCTTTCATGATTCAAATTTTAATCCGTAAATCAAACAAAATATTCCCCAGGCCCAGTATCCGTAGACAATAAGAGCCATCTTTTTATCCCGAAACTTGTATCCGTCTTCTATCAGGTCTTCAAAAGAGAAAAACAAATACCCCTGGACTATAGCGGTAATGAGAAAACAAATTATTCCTATCATGTTGTTGTTTTTAATCGTTAATAAAAAGGAAGAACAGGGAATTGCAGCTTTGCCTTTTCAGCTCAGGGCATCTTGTGCGATGTAAGTTCCCCAAACATACAGACAGTAATGGTGGCTATTATTCCAATTACGTCTTCATCCCTGTTCTTCAGAAGGCATGTGGCATAAAGATCCTAAGATAGTTACGGCATCATGGCTCCCTTTCTCCTCCTCGGCCTGCATAGATGAAACATCTCTACAAGTTCAGAGTACTACCCTCACCAATAACCGCGGAAACAACCGCTGATTGGAATCCTGGGTAATAACACCCGGCCAGGTATATCGCCATGTCAAATTTAAAATAAAATAATTTCTAAGCTTTGTTTTATCAGGCTCACTAAGATATAATTCTCCCTATATATCGGGATCATTGCATCTCTTTTACAGGATATGTTTTCCATATCATTTGCCAGACAGGAATAAACTCAGCCGTCTTTCCTCTTTATGCCGGTACTTAGAAATCATACTCCCCCAAGGGATCAAGACCTACCTCGTGGCTCTATAGTAGTGGTAGGAGTCTAAGACCCTGTCACAAAAGTGATCATGGCCATTACTCCCGGAATAAATCCGGAAGCCATCAGAACTTTTATCCGTCTTTGGAACGGCATCCTGATGTGACAGGAGAGCAACAACCCTACTTAGACTGTTCCACTACCGGTTGCTCTTGTTGGGTTTCATCTTTTCCGGGATCTACCCCGGATTTTCCTTTTGCCGGATCAAAGGCGTCTTTTACCTCATCCATAACCTTACCCAGCATGGCTAATTTCTCTTCATTCATCTTGAAGTAAAGGTCCTGAAGCTCTTTTATAGCCCGGAGCTTGTCTTCTTGCTCTTTCAGCTGGGTCTTCATGATAACCAATAAAAAGGCTATTTCCCTGACGGAAAGCCCCTTTTCTATTTCTTCCACCTCTATGGAAACTTTGGTTTTCCCCATTCCTTCTTCTGAGATACCACTTCTTTCTCTGATCTTCTCTTCAACAGCCTTCAGGTTTTGTATAAACTCTTCTTTGTCGATGCCTATGGCTTCGAATGCATCTTTTGCCTCATGATTGTAAGGCTTTGGTTCATTGTTGCTCATGTCTGCTTTTTTAATTTGAAATAATAAATTATAATTTGAACACCTGTTGCCGTAGGCGTAGCCGAAAAAAATCAGAGTGCCAATAATGACACTCTGACTTTTACTTTAAGCCGGTTGGCTTATAAGCTTTGGTCTGCCTTCAGTCCGGGTACAGAGATACCCTCTCCCAGTTCTTCCGCGATCTCCGGGCTTGCATAGAAATCCGAAGGGTCTGCAGTACGCATGTCCTTCATGTCTGCATTTTCAGCAGCTTCGGCCACAAATACGTTCACCTTGTACATCGGCTTGTTGTTGAACAGGATGAGTTCACCGCTGTTCTCATGGTCTTCCGGATAACGCACTACCTGGCGGTTTGCAAATACATCCAAAGTTGTCAGACCACGGTCTATGCCGTTCTTCTGATTGTCTGTCAGGATTGGATGATTGGACAGTACTTTCACGATCCTGGCCTTTTTCAAAGCTTGCAGTTTCTTCATGACATCAGCCTCTGTAGCTGTGTCCGGAACATCCAGCCAGCATACCCGTGTTTCCACTGATTCGAAATCCGTGGTTCCGATATTGAAATCGGATACATCATACAGGCCCCCGGATTTTACCTGTGCACTGGGATAATGGCTGATCACAGACACTTTCTGCTCCAGTTCCGCAGTCAGTGTGTTCTTCTTTTGAAAATCAGACTTGTAAACCCGGCGAAGAGCTACGGGTTGAAAAGTTGTTTGTTTGGTGATCCGGTTTGCACCTGTGGCATTCCCGATCATGGTGGCTGTTGCTTCCATCTTTTAAATTAGTTTTTTGAGTTACTCAATATTGAGTTAGACTTGTATCTGATATACAACTCTAACCCAAGGGACTGTGTCCCGTGAGTATGCACCTTAACTGGCATTGTGCAGAATGAATTCTGCTCCTGCGGCCAGCATCATACTGATGTGCATCAAGTACTGATCCCTTTTCATGTGACAAACGGTTAAAGGTTAATTAATCAATTTCATACCCTCCATCATCTTCCGATAATGGTTTACTCTCGTTAGCTATCTGCATGATCCTGTATAAACAGAATACCGCTATGGCTGTCATCCCAAATGTTAGCATATATTGGAAGTTTGATTTCAAAATAAAGGAACTAACCGGTGCTTTAGTGACATTCATACCACCGGTTAGCCCTTGTTTATTGCGTTTGCTCTAATTGGCTACCTTTACAGGCCCGCAACAAATCCATTGCCACAACTCTTTCTCACCGTTTGTCTTGAATACCGAAGTTCCCGATATTCGTCTGCATGGCCAAAATTCGTGGGGGGTTTCAAAGAGTAGGAGGGTAGACGGTAGAAGAAAAACCCTGACAGACCACCACTGTAAATGGTGTATCTGTCAGGTTGTTTATCCTTTATCTGTATTTATCTTTGAAAAAAAACACCGGAGACGCTTTTACCTGTCCCCGGTGCTGAATCATACTATCCAAACCACCTTTATTAATTTACCTACTGATACAGTATTTTACAAGAGCTTATCCTTGTGGTAGTGGTTCCTGTCGTCATAGCACAATTATACTTTTCTGCTGAAGAAACTCTTTACCCGGCTGGCTGCAGCCATCAGCTTGTTTTTCATACGAGCCAATATCCCGGTTTTCTCTTTGGCTTTGCCAATTTGCGGAATAGGTTTCTCCTGGGCCATCCTGGCAAAGGATTTGGCTACCCGGATACGGGTATTTATCTGGCCACTGCCCATCCACCTTACTCTGCCGGAATTGTCTGCTACCGGTTGCAGGCTCTTATTGCCTTTAAGCATCTTTCTGGTTTCTGAATATGCAATACTCATTTTATCCTCCTTTTTTTAAAAATTATTACTGATATTGTACGGATCCTTGTGATAACCTATGCTGTACTTTATGGTCTTATAACCACTCTGCCAATAATCCCTGAAACCAGGACTCTCTTCCCATCCCAGGTCAAAATAAAAAGCCGCATCTACAGTCTCTATGTCAGAGTCTGTGATATTGGTAGTCTTCCATATTACCCGGGTAGCCATAGCAAAATTACACCACCCCATAAATGCCGGGGTTAACAGCATAAACAGCAGGATGATCACCGGCCATTTGTAATTAATTACCTTTTTCATATTTGTCTGGTTTTGTGCCGTGGTATATGCACACGACTAAGTTAAGAAATAATGAGTAACTGACTGTTTGGTTTAAAATGTATATTTCCATAAAATTGGTTTTGGTTCATAGGTACAACCTAAGCTGTACCTATGAGCCGGGAGATATACTCCCAACCCAATCTTAATAGTCGTTTACTGTTATCAGCTTTAATTAACTCATATCGATGAATGGTTACACGGTCTATTAAGTTTTGGCTATTAAATGCTATCTGCCTACCCAGTTGTCTTCAAAGTCTATTTCATCTCTCATCTCTTCTGTTATCTCCATATCTACACTCATCTGGGCCATATCACCATTTAAACTCGGCCAATAGCCTACTTTCCAGCTCTTCAGTATCCCCTCTGCCTCCAATTTCCGGATCCTGGCCTCTTCTGCCCTGACCAGCATCTTTAATGTGTTCCGTAAATGGGTAATATCCATTTTGTCAATGTCTATTTTATTCCCATCTCGCATTGTCCAGTATACTTTGTTCCCTAACATGGCTTTTTCTTTTTGGCTATTTACACAATATTGTGGTTTTTGCTACTTTCTGTTATTGCAGGTTATAGGGTAAATGGGTCCTAAACAGCTTTTTCAAGCCTGTTTTATCATCCATAACCCTGTCATAATCAATAATTTAGGGTGCTATAATTCGTGGGGGGCTTCAGGGGGTAATTGGTAGAGTAAAAGTGGTAGAGAGTGAGGTAGAGAGGGGGCAAATTTGGGGGTTTCAGCCAGTATTTTTTATCTGGAGGGCTGTTTTCAACTCTATTTTGGTCACTCAGGCTTATCTGGGAGGGGTTTATCTTAAAGAAAGCCGAAAAAAAGGAAACAGACCCCGGTTAGGGGGCCTGTTCCTGGATCAGGATTAGAATTTCAGCCAGTAAGCCTTCATTGGTTTACCGAAGTTCTTGCTCTCTTCCCTGTCACAGATGTAATCTCTGCAATCACAGTTTTCTTCCGGGACATATTCAGCTGGGATTTGGAGGATTTCACCCACAGTTGGAGGTGTGCAATCCAGATCCACGCTGTAATGCCGGTATGTGAATACAGGTTTTGTGCTTGTACCCAGTCCCATAGGCAGGATCTTGACCACGGTTTCCGTGTTCAGGATAGATACATTGTACACAGGCTGGTGTTTCGTACCAGGAGACGGGTTTGAAATCGAGACTTTCTCGACCACAAACGGGATTGTGTTGTTATTCATTTTGTATAAATGTCCCAAACTCGTGGGGGGTTTCATCTGGGTATATCTGGTAGACGGCAGCTGTTATCTGTAGATGGTAACAGAAAAGGGATGCAGGCATTATCTGCCTGCACTGTCCTTAATTCTTGGGAATGTAGATCTTAGTCCCGGATTCTACAATAATGTAGTGGCCACCTTTGGGGCCTACTTGCACCGGATACTGTTTCCCCTTGTATGTAGCCGTATTACCGGCAACTACAGGTTTAACTGTGGAGGAAATGTACACTTTACCAGTTGGGGTGAGGATGTATTTTCCTCCTTTGGGTCCTATTTCCACTTTATAAGTGGTACCCTTATAGGTATAGGTAGTCTGGCTGAAACCTTCCAGGCACAATATGGCCAGGATAATGAACAAGTACTTTTTCATGATCAGTGATTTTGATTAAGGCAGTATTGCCCCAAATACGTGGGGGGCTTCACAAGAGGGTAGCTGAAGAGAGAAAAGAGCAGGCCATTACAGCCTGCACTTGCTACACATAATGGGTTACCTCCCTAATACGGAATTTGAAAGTAGCCTCATTAGGGTATGTTACCCGGAACTCGGTATCATTGAGCCAGACTATTTCAGCCTCTGTTGCCCCCCATTCCTTTACCTTTTCTATTACATCCTCCTCAAAGTCAAATACTCCCAGTACTTCAGCCCCATATTTTCCTTCTCTGGTCAATACCAGTTTCTTTCCTGCATTTTCCATAAATAGATTGATTTAGCAGTTAATGACAATATCGTCAAAAACTCGTGGGGGCATTCACTGCCTGGAGTATCCCGGTAGATGGTAAAAGGAAAAAAGAAAGGAGGGTTTTCAGTAGTCGGAGAACTCCAAAGGTTTCCCCTCGTGCTCCCCTTCCAATAGGGTTTCTTTTAAGATGAAACCTGTTTTCCTAAGAAGGATGCACAAAGCTAAAGTTTTCCAGACATACTGTCAATACCACTTTACTAACATTTTGACTTAACTTATAAACAAAAAACAGGGAGCACTAATGGCTCCCTGTTCTCTGGATTAGAGGATGTTCTCATCTACGGCCTCTTCTTCGGGTATCCTGTAGGCATCCCAGTTCTCCTTCAGGATATTGGCAATCAGGCTCCGGGTGTTGATGAAGTTGAGGGCAATCTGCTCAGCTTCCTGTACTTTGCGGTTATCCCTTGCATCCTTCAGCTCATCAATGAGTTGGCTGATGATAGCATAAGGAGTAGCCCCTGATAAGGACCTTGCCAGGAGTTGCAGGGCCATCTTGGCAATACCTGCAGGCATGAGTGCTAATGGTTGGTCTTCCACAGCTTTGTTGGTGGTGAAATCAAATTGAATGTTCTTCATGGTAAATGCATTTAATAATAAGGAAAGTGAATGTCTAAAATTCGAGGGGGGATTCATCTATAAATAGGAGAGAAAAAAGGAACAGCACTGAGCTGTCCCTACTGCTGGGCTATACCTTATCCCATTCCAGGAAATCCTGAAATGACATCAGCATGCCACAGTATATAACTGTCCTTTTCATAGGTCACACTATTTAAGGATGATTGCAATATTGCAAGAATTCGCGGGGGGTTTGAAAACAAAGAGGGAGCACCCTAAGATGCCCCCTCCTTTACCCCTGCTACCACTTGATCCAGTGGCACTTGAAGGTTCTGCCGAAGTTCTTGCTGGATTCATCATCCACCAGGAATTCCTTCAGCTCACAGTTCTCCTCTGCCACATGCTCAGCAGGGATATCCAGTACTGTGCCCACTGCCGGAGGTGTTGCCGCTTTCCCCTCTGCATCCACCATATCCTGGTAGAAGTAGCGGAATGTCGGGATATTATCCGTGGTGGTGCCTAACCCGGCAGGCA